AATAACCCCACAGTTTGGATTTTCTTTGATTAATTTTTTTTTGGAAAATTAATTATTGGGGAGGGGGAAACGTGATGGATGGGATTATGTTTGGGGTAGAATGTTTGGTTAATCGAGCGTTAAGGGGGGTTGTGTGGTGTTTTAAGTGTGGTGGTGTATGTGTTTATACCTAAGTGCGTTTTAACGTCTTATTTCACTGTTAACAAAATATATAGGTTTCCGACCACTAAGTTAGTTTTTAGTTGCGTTTATATACATAATACTTTTCGTGATTTATATTGCAATAACACATCAAGCTTGCTTACAATACAATTAAACCGCCAGCCATAAAAACACATCATAAATATATTGATTAACTTGAGTTGTAATGTTATGATGTTGTTTCTTTGAGTTTTAATAGTTAATGCAAGCATCTTTAATAAAGGGAAATAATTTTGAACCAAGATAACTTAGTGTGGATTGATACTAAAACCACAGGCATGAATCCACGTAGAGATTCTATTTTGCAAGTTGCGTGTGTAGTAACAGATAAAAACCTAAATGTTATTGCTGAACATAAAGATATTGCTATCCATCATTCAAAAGATTTTATGGATAATATGGGTGAATGGTGTATTGAGCAGCATGGTAAATCTGGGTTGACTCAACAAGTGCTTGATAGTAAATTATCTTTACGCGATGCAGAGCAACATATTTATGATTTTATGTTAAATCATGTAGGGGAAAACATATCTCCAATGTGTGGGTCAAGCATTCGTTTTAATGTTGCGGGTTGCGGGAAAACTTACTTGATGAAGTATATTTTGCACCGCTCTCAGGATTACAAACATGATGAGTTAGGGCATCGATTGGTAATGTATTTGGATTGCTCTAAGTGTGAGTTGCCTGATAATATTTCTGATTTCATCACGCAGTGGTTGACTCAAAATGACACAGAGTTAACATTCGATATCGTTTGGAAACTAATGCAAAATGAGTGGGTTGTACTTTGCTTAGACAATGTAAATAATGATTCACATGCGTTTAATGTCGGTGAATTGCTATTTAGTGTTGGCAAGGTGGGTGATACCGCTTGTGTCATGGCGTGCAAGAAAGGTTTTGAGGATGGGGTTTATGAAGCTGTTAATTGGGTATGTGATACAAGCACATATGAGTTACTGAAACCTAGTCAGAATGATATCGATTACGGTAAAGAAAATTGGATGCTTGAACGGTTGGCTTATAGAGTTGCTGAGAAGATGGGGGTTAAAAAAGATAAAATAAAACTTAACTATTGAGTTGATGGCGTGTATAATTGGTGTTTTAACGAGTGTAAAATTAACAAGGAATAAATAATGAATATCACTGTGGTTTGTCTAAAAAGCGGTAAGGTTTTAGTGGGTGGTTATGGTGAAATGTCAGCACCTCAGACGCGTTCAATTTTATCTATAAGAGGGGTTGACTGGGTTGTGCGTAAAGTTAAATACAATATAACTGCCACCCACGCCAACATTAAGGATGATGGAACGATTGAGTACGGCAGGTGTGAAGGTGCTACATTAATGGTTAGTAAATTAGGTAATGGTGAGGATATTTAGAGTGGAAAGTATTTTATTTGTATTAGATAGTCTCGAAGGTAAACTCCTGCATGAGGACAGTAGGTTAGTGCGCCAACCTACGAAAGGTGATAAGGTGAAGTTATCTGGCTTTGAACCTTCTTATATTGTGGACGATGTTTTCTTTTTCGTTCACATGCGCAAACCCTCAAGCCAATGTGTTCGTCAACCAAAGTCGAGCGTTGTAGTTGTGTTAAAGGAGTTCATTGAGAATGACTGTTAAATTTGTGTTGGGTAGATATGTGCCAAATCAATGTATTGGAGAAGCACTGTGTGAGCATAAAGATATTGATTTTCTTCCACGAAAAGGGGAGAAGGTGTTACTTCCAGATGATAAAAAAACCTATGTTGTGACCGATATTGTTAATATAATTTCTCATGATAACCCTCACATCGTTATTTTCTTGAGGGACGCATATGATCGTAGATGTTAAATCGTAGCAGATAACCCTAAGTATTCATATTTTAGCGGTATTAGTTTGCCGCACCAAGGAGATTCCATGAGTGAAAAGTACAACGAGATTTTAGATAAACGTAAAGAACAGCTTGTTTTAGGTATCAAGAAGCTTAAACATTTTGATCACCATGTCAAGTTTTTCAGCTCTCAATTCTGCGAGTTAATGAGTGGTGTTATTGTAGATATTAATGGCATTGTTACGAAAGATTCTCTCAAAGATGATTGTTTTAGTGAGAATGTTCGCGAGATATGCTTGCTAGACGCTCTTGAATTTGTTTCTGAATGCATGACATTAGTGCAGGATGATGGAAAGGAATACAAGTGTTACCAGAAAAAAGGTCTAACACTTGAAACTAAATTCTGTCAAGATCGGCAATCTGTTGATTTAGTGTATGATGCTCACCGTATGGGGCGTTTCATCAAACCGCATGAGAATAACTGTCAACGGTTTTATTTTCAAGATGTAGATTTTATGAATTATGTTAAATCGGCTAGCGGGTATATAGAGCCTGATACAGCTGCGTTAATGACATCATGGTATCACAGCGGGAAATATAACTACGGTGCTGAAAACGATTGTCAGTACATGAGTATTAGTGGGCACGTAGATTATCTGAATGCCGATGAACAGAGAACTAAAGCTTTCAGGTATCTTAAATCATTTCTAATTGAAAATTATGTGGATACACCTTGCGATAATCCATTCTTTACCACAAAAACAGCTTTAAAGAAAATTGCAAAAGACTTTCTTGATTTTCAAGATAGTGTAGGTTGCGCTTACAATTGGGCTGAGGATGATAATCAACTGTATGATTTACAGCAGGATCTATTTATGATGCTGCACAATGTGCATGTTAAAAACATGCGGATAGAGCCATTTATCGTTGGCTATGTTTGGGATGTTGAATTCTTGCTTGAGACAATTAGGGTTGATGAGGAACTTTATAATGTTGCTGATAAAGTCGGTAAGCTGAGTTTAGTAAGAAATCCCGATTGGCAACAAAACACATTTATTTATCAGGATGAAGCTGCGCTGAATCTGATTCATGATTACATTCAATCTCAGCTTGCTGATGATAATGGGTATAATATTCAAGAGCTGGCACGAATTGAATACGCGCTTATTGCTATGTATGGGGAAGCTTATAACGACCCAGAAGAACCAGCTTATGAGTTTAAGGAGAAGATGTGAATGATGGTTTTTAAGGATTTGAATGGTAATATCATCCTTGATGGGTGTGATGAAAAAGTTTCTCCTAATCTAGGAGATAAAGTTACCATTAATAAGGTTAAGTACGTTGTTACTGATGTTGAAATTCAGCTAAACACTAGCGGTAGATTTGAAAATATCATCGTAACAGTTAATAAGTATAACTAACAATTATGGTACGTCGTTAATTTATATTGGCGGCGATAAGGATAAAATATGACACCACAACAAGTAGAAAATTATTATCAAGGGTTGGATAACACGGATACACTTTTTAATCTGATTCTTGAGTCACTAATTAATTATGATAATAATGGTAAACCACAAGGGTTTAAAGTATTGCAACAAGATGCCAAGGATGCTATAGAAAAGCAATCTGGTGAAATATTAACCAAGACTTTATCAGATTGCTTTGGATGGGATTTATCAATCATTTTTATGCAGGAATATTTGGGTGGGGTAGTTGATATGGGTTTAGAACTTGATGAGAAAAGCAAGCTTGGTGTGTTGGGGGCGCATAATATGTTATAATTAAAGTGTTGCCCTTGTCATGAGGGTTTTATTTTTTATAGGGAACAATATATGAAAAAGATTTTATTATTAGGTATGGTTGGTTTGTTAGTTGGCTGCAATACAGAAGCTAAGAGTTATAATGTGAAGTGTTATAGTGGTGGAGTGGAGGTTTTTAGTGCTAACGATAATAGCATTAAAGATGTGGTTACAAGCGACATGAGAACTCATGTTATATATCGTAATAAGGATATTGTTACCATAACTGGAATGTGTGTAATTAAGGAGGGCAAGTAATGAGTGTTGAAGTTTTAGTTTATCCTGATTGTAAGTTATACAGTGAAAACATGACTCCTGAAGAATTTGAAGATGAATTTCATGAGGATGAACGGGATTATGTAATGCGCGTGTATGGAGAAGGGAAGTGTTCTGGAAAGTTTAAAGATGGCACGGTATGGGAGCATGGAGGGGATGACGGGACTAACATGGGAAGCGGTCATTCTTTTGCTGAATTTATCGAAGTGCTGAATAAATTAGCTGTAAAATCTGGTTATCATGAAAATGGCGAGCCTACATTGTTTCAGGAGGTAAATGAGTGTGATCAGTTTGATAGTGCGGCTTGCAAGAAGATTTATAGCGATCTAAATAAGATTCATGGTGACGTGTATTATGAGATGGTTAAGTCATTTAAGCCTGACAGTATTTTAGAAGAGTTCTTTGAAGAAAGATTTGATGGCTTTAAAAGCGCGTTTGAATGCGGTGCTGACAATGGTTATGTGGAATTTTGTTAAATAAATGCAAATTATTTCAAACACAAGCTTGCATTACTAACTATATAAGCTATAATGTGTATATGTTGATTAGGCAACACCTAAAGATACTTCTAAATATTTGCTGGAAATAACACTTTAGATAATATCCTAAGAAACATTAAATAAACACAGGCAATAACTGGTGATACTTCTACGCAGGATAATATCCTGCAATAGGCATTACATCTAAAAGAAAACACCAGTTAACATCCTAACTACCAAGGCTAGGATTAGTGATACTTCTATTTAACTTTAGTTTTTCTACCATCCATAGTAGGAAAACATCTATCACTAATCAACTTCCTTTCTACGGGCTATACCAAGCGTTACTTCTATAATTTTTTTTATGTTAAAAATCACGCTTGGTAACTACCCTCTTATATTAAAAAAGAGAAACATGGATAAAAACACCCATCTAATTGCATTTAAAAAATTAAAATCTATACTTATTCCTATTCAAGATTCTGTCGAGATATCTAGTAAAGAGAAGTATAATTTTATTATTAACTTTATAGTTGAATCTAAAAAACTAGGTTATTCATTATCAAGCGTTTTAATTCGTGAGTTATTTTCGTGCGATAATATTACGTCGTTAAAAAAGATATGTGAAACTTATTTAGAGTTTATGTATAATGAATCTGGATTAGACACGGATTTTAAAGTAATGTATGAAGGATTCCCTAATCAAGTTTTAAGTGTTGAACGAAATAATTTGTATTATAACGCACTAATGCATTATGCAAGTGACGGTAAGTTTTTTCCTGATGCAACTAACGATGAACGCTCACCTTTATATGAAGACACTAACTTAACCTTAATTGGTAGTTGTGATATCGACGATGTTAAAGGTGTGCTTAATAACATCTTAAACTCAAAAGAATCATTATCAGAACAAGATAAGAACCTACTTATAAATTCATTAGATATGTGCTCAGATTTTTCTTTAGTTGAATATAAAGAAACTGCATGTATTGTTGCGGGGGAATTTATTCGTAAAGGTGAGAAGGTACCTGATAACTTAATTAAAAACTCAACCGATGTATTGAGGGTGTGTACTTATTTATCAGGTGGTGATGTATCACTTTCAACTAACACAAAATTTATTAGTTTCAAGCGTAAGCAGCGACGTTTAATTTTATCTATGTTGGAATCTTTAATTAAAGAAGAAGATATCAAGCGTCACAGTGGTAAATGGGGTAAGTTATTTCACGGTCTTCATGTGGGTGAGTATAAAGATAGTTTCACTAGATGTTATCTAATCGCATTAAAACTGAGAAAAAATAAAACACTAACATCATTTAACACTAATATAGAAAGATTAATTAATGATCTCTCTCATATTAAAGATAGTACCATTAAGTCAGAACAAATTATACCTAAACTAACAACTTTACTATCAAGTCGACCTACTGAATTTGCTAGACGGTTAGATAAAATCCTAACAGAATGTGATAGTGAGTTCACACAAATATTTGTGTTGAAGGAATTCAAGAAAGTGGTGAACGGTGTTGATGTTAAAATCTTGCTGCAATTACTTGGACATTTTAAAACCAGATTCACAGCATATAATGAAAAGTTCATTATTCCAAAATCGCTTACGCAAAATATCAGGATTGTGAAAAAAGATATTAAGGCAATCCACACTTATGCACTTACGCAATTATTAGGCGTTATTCAAGATGAAATATCTTTTAAGTTAGGTGGTAAAAGCAAGATGGGTAATGTTTATGTTGATAGTAGGTTAGATAAGATATTTTTACCAAGTCAGCAACGTAGCGCAAGTGATTCTAAATTTACTTTGGCACGTGGATCAAGAATTCCTTTTGAAACTGAAAAGGATGTAATTAGAATGTTCGTTTATTGGGTTGGTCAAGATATTGACTTATCAGCGCAATTCCTAGATGATGAATTTAATTCTATTGGTCATGTTTCCTACACTAAGTTAAGAAGTGGTAAATTTGATAGTTATCATTCTGGTGATATAACCGCAGCACCTAATGGTGCCTCAGAGTTTATTGACGTAAACACTAAACAATCATTTGAAGCTGGTGCTAGATATATAGTTATGAGCGTCAGAGTTTATTCTGGTGATAATTTTTCAGAACATGACACTGTTTACTGTGGGTGGATGGGTAGAGAAAAACCTAATAGCGGTGAAATATATGAACCATCGACTGTGCAGCAGAAAGTATCATTAACTGGTGAATCTCGCACTTCAATACCCGCTATTTTTGACTTAAAAACAAAAGAAGTAGTTTGGGTTGATATTTATAACACCGATAGGGTTGGTAAACCAAATAATATTGAAAGTAATTTTGCTTCTACGCGTGAAACTGTGAAGTTTTTTGTTAATCGTAAAAATCAGGTTACATTATTAGAGTTGGTAACAATGAACGCTAGAGAGCGCGGAAAAATTGTTCAAGACATTGATGATGCTGACATTATCTTTAGTTTGGATGATGTTGATGGTAAAAACACAGTCACTCCTTTTAATATTAATTACATTAATTCTGAATTAATTTGATTTAGGGGTTGCATTATAAAATAACGGTGCTATAATACTTCACATGGTTCGGAAATAAATTATCTTTCTTTAATTTCTAATTTATTTTTCTGTTAAGCACTCCGAACCATAACTATATTTAATACGCGGGTATGATGAAATTGGTAGACATGATGGATTTAGAATCCATTGCCGTAAAAAGCGTGTAGGTTCAAATCCTACTACCCGTACCAAGATATGGAATGGCATTCATAGGTGAGATAAGCTGACTGTAAATCAGCGGCATTGTCAATAAGTCTTTGTTGGTTCGATTCCAACCCATTCCACCAATTTACTCTGTGTGTAGCTCAGTCTGGTAGAGTTCTCCCCTTGGAAGGGAGTAGTCGTAGGTTCAAATCCTACCGCACAGACCATATACATTATAGCGGTGTGGAGCAGATGGAAGCTCGTTAGGCTCATAACCTAAAGGTCGCGTGTTCGAGTCACGCCACCGCAACCAAATACGCTACGTTAGCTCAACTGGTAGAGCACTCGGCTTTTAACCGATAGGTTGCGGGTTCAAGTCCCTCACGTAGCACCAGTTTAAATGGCATGTAACTCAGAGGTAGAGTAGGTGACTGTTAATCACTTTGTCGTAGGTTCGATTCCTACCTTGCCAGCCAAATTAGGAAGATCGCATGTGGCGTGCTTATCGGTCTTGAAAACCGTGATGACTAGTGATAGTTGTAAGGGTTCAACTCCCTTATCTTCCTCCAAGATATTATCTCTGTAGCTCATTTGGACAGAGCAACGGACTTCTAATCCGTAGGTAACTGGTTCGAGTCCAGTCAGGGATACCAAATATTGCCCCATTAGCTCAATTGGTTAGAGCAACCGACTCATAATCGGTAGGTTTTAGGTTCAAGTCCTTCATGGGGCACCAGTATTTTTTTGATGTAGGTTTGTAGTTATGAAACGATTTATTAGTGTGATGGTTGTAGTAGCTAGTATGGGGATTGGTTATACAGCTAGTGCTGAGGTTATTAGTGAACATGAGTTGACTCGTAAAATTGAGTTAGATATTTTTGGTGTAAACTCAATTATCTATGAGTTTACACCAAAGTCATACCCGAATAAAATATGTCTTATGGCTAGAACTGGTCACGGGTTATCTTTAACATGCTTCGATAAGCAAGAAATCAAAGACACTACTTGTAAACAATAAGCGAATTAAAGTATTACTTAACAATATATTGGAATGATTTATGTATGCAGATAAGCCTCTAAATTCATTAGAATTATGGATTTTAAAGAAAATTTTCAAGAAAGTCTGTGCTCAGGGATTCTATCATGAATGTAGAATTATTCAAGTTCTTTCTCTATTAATCTCTTCAGCTAGAGCTGAATTCACAGAGGATAATAAAGTAACATTAGATCAGTTTCTCAGTTCATGCTGGACTGATTCAATATCTAAAACATAATATAATTATCCCCATAGCTCATCTGGATAGAGCGTAAGTTTCCTAAACTTAAGGCAACAGGTTCGAGTCCTGTTGGGGATACCAGAATCACATTTGTGATAACTCCTTTGATTCGGGATGAGTTAAAGTAGTAAAAACTAGCCCCTTAATTGGGGCTTTATTATTTTGGTTTCTTAAAAACCAACCCTTCATTCTCCATAACCTGTTTCAAGGTTAATTGTTCAAAATCACTTCCAACAAATTCATCTAAACTAAGTTTAACTCTTTTTTTTGTAGCTGGGTTATAAACACCGTCAACAACTGCTGCTGCATATTTTTTACCTAGAATCTTATCAACTTGTTCTCTACCAGCAACTGACCTAGCTTGTTTTCTATATTGAGCAGTTAGATCGGGTTCAGCAGGTATTTCACCCATGAATTTATCATAAGCTAAAGCACCAACTTTATTTCTCTTAACACCCATAGCTTCTGCTGACCTCAATACTGGCACCAACACACTTCTGCATCTTTGATGTATCGGTGGTCTTGCTGGAACTTCCCCTTCAATCCATACCTGCCCCTGCAAAGCTCTGCACCTTGGTGTTGTGCGGCGATCAATAACAGATAACCATCTATACGCTTTTATATATTTTATGTTATTTAATTCAATATCTTGACTTGATTGTGATGCATAATAAAGAGTACTGGTCTTAGTGGTTGTTTCCACATCTCGTCTCTGACCCTCATATGTTTTGCTGTCGCGATATCGTTTCATAATTTGACGGTTTGTTAATCCGTTTTTTACACCATCACGAATCGCTTCTCTTATAATACGCCTTTCATCTTTGGCTAAACTATTTCGCCACTCCTTAAGGGTTCTTGAATTATTTTCATCATCATGATATTTAAGAGGTTCTGTTTTAAGTCTTCTTTTTAATTTAGTTAATTGAACTTTTGTGTATCGGTTTGGTTTTAGTAATAGTGGAATTAAAACCGATGCTAATAAAGCATCTTTAAAATCAGTTTCATAATCAGCTAGATCATTTAATGATTCCTGATGGTCAGCAAATGATTTAACATAACCCTTATTTATCTCATTGTAAATTTTACCTAGTAATTCATTAACTTCATCATCTGTTTTATCAGATACTTCGCCAGCATCGTAAAGCAGGCTAGTGTATGAAGCTAGTATCTTATCAAGATGTTTATCCATATCATTAGCCAGACCACTAGCCAGCCTATTAACATAGATAGCGTGGGATGCATAACCATCTAATAATTCTTCGTTCGCGGTATCAGGCATAATAAATTAGGTAAGTATTTCCTGAGCCTGCTCAGGTGAAATAAGTGGCTCAGTATTCCCGTTCCATGTTACAGTGGAAATATAATTAACACCATTGATCGTGTCAGGATCGTTTAGATCAATCATTTGGGCGTAATCCCCATCATCTGTTTGGCGAGATGGTAGGGCATTTATTTTAGATATGAATGTACGGAAAACCATTCTTTGTTCCATCGTTAAACCAGCCATCACATCACTATCTCCCACAGAAAATATTACCATTTGAGCTGTATCAGGGAATCTTTTAAAGAAGTGATAGGTTGGTAGCCAGTTTGGCTTTGTTGGCTCAGTGTACTCAGTTAGTTCTAACTTTCCATAATAGTCACTAATGATTTTATCGCCATCAACTATTGCATTTTTAAATAGTGATTTATCATCTGGGTAGATGACTTGGTTGTTACTATCTGTTGATAGGGGGAATGTGACCTTTTTTAGTGTTATTAAAAGCATCAGATTAACCCTCCACGTTTAGCATGGAAATCCATAAACTTATGAAATGATTTCTCTGTGCTATATAATCCTGCTCCCTTAATTATGCCCCCCGTTCTTTTTATATATACATTTTTGTCCCATCTGTATATATAAGTAAGGTAAGCACTATCGTTATGGTAAAATTGATTGGTCGCTAATATTGTTGATTTTTTTGTTGATGCATTAGCCAGCTTAAACTCTGAATATGACCCGTATGTGTATGTGTTAGCACCTGTACATATAATGTTGTTGTTTTCAATGTAAACTACATCTTGGAACGAGCTTACTTCACTAATTAGTGTGCCTGCTGCTGATATTGTAAATATAGTGTCATTATAATGTAGCTCAAAATCTCCATTGTCTTTTTTGTACAGTGACTTATATGTATGGGTGTACCCATTTAATGCGGTGACTGGTGAGAACGCTGTTCCAACATTAGTAACAGTGCCTGTATAACTGACAGTTGCTAACTGCAATGTATTTAACGCGCCAGTGCTTGAACCAACAACAATATAATATACAGAGTCTTCTGTGGATAAGTATGCTCCCGCCATTATATCCCCGCTAGGGGTTGCAGTTGCTGCTGAAATAGTCCAATCAGTAAGATTGGTCGCCTGATTAAAAAAATAAAAAGAAACACCAGTAAACGCTACATAACCAAGCGCATGTGCTGGTAATGCGTCAGCATTAGTCCCTAAAGAGAATGATGTTTCTGCTGGCTCTAATAATGGAGCATTATAAAAATCCCCTGTCGCCCCACTTGCAGCAGGATCGCTTGATATTCCAACAGCCATTAGTTAAACCCCACACCAGTCATATGAATTGTTATTTCATCTGCAATGTTGCACACACCATGCACCTCTGCATTATTAGGTAAATACTGATCAATATTATATGTTTTAATTGATTTCGCAGCGATAGGAAATGATTCTGGAATTAATCTGTTGCTATCATCAGCGGTACCCGAATCAGTTAAATATATTGAAAAAGTTTGATCACTTTCGCTATTGTTGCAAATAATCATATTTTTTATTAAAGAGCCATTAGCATATGCTAAAGGCGAACCTAATGCCCCCTGTACAATCGGTAGTGATTGACGTATTTTTATTGGATTGTCTGCCATGTTAAACCCCCCATAGCCATTGGAAAAAACCTTTATCGTCACTACCAACAACGGCAGTGCCAGCGTCATTTATTTTTAAATTTTGCCCCGCTGTCGCGGTACCAACATCCAAATCCGTCACAGCTAAAGCTGCTGCTGATAACCCTATAATATCTGTTCCAGCACCGTTTACCCCAATCAATTGATTGGCTGTAGCGGTACCCACATTTAAGCTTGTTATTGCGATTAAGGACGGACTTCCGCCAGCACCAACAATTGCATTAACTTGTGATAGCGTTGTAAAATCTTGTGGATTAATGCCGTCTGCCCCATTCGTTAAACGGTAGCCCCCTGCATTAACATTCTGTGTCCAAGTGGCAGCTAGAAACCCATTAAGTCTATCGTTTAGTGTGGATTCCCCACCACGAGCGGTGATTATTTCTGTTTCTAATCCATCAACAAATACAATAATCCCGTTTAAGTCTGGAATATAATCCGTTTGCCCTGCGGTAAAAGTTGTTCCTACTGGCATAATTAATTTTCAACTGCCGACCAATTTGTGGCGTAGTTGCTCCAATGATTGTTGTTAATTGAGATAGTTGAATCTAACCGCGCCACCATCGAGTAATTTCTTTCGTGTTCATTATTTTGTTCTGGAAAGCAACTAATAAAAAAGTCTGTGGCGTTATCACTTATTATTTTTATTTGGTTAAAAGCCACAGCCCTTTGCTCATCTCTTAACTCAGGTAATTGAAAGTTTATTTTCCTATATGTCGACCTCAGATCGACTCGCATTGAGCCGCCATCAGTCCTTGATTTGATATGGTTGTTTTCATTTGAAATAGTCATACCCCACGCCATATTATAATCAGGCTCAAAGTGAAACCCTGTGAATAATCGCCCTATCTTTATATAGCCATCCGTGTTAGCTGGATCGTTTATAGTGATCTGAGCTGATTGACCATAGACCTGTGTAAACCATAGTGTGGTAAAAATAGCCCCTGTCCACCCAGTGAACAAGCTTGCGCCCAATGGGTCTATACCCCAATTCAAATCGCCTAACGCCTTTGGTGGAACAGCTAACACATCACCACTATCATAAACCAGTGTGCCAGTTTGATTTTCACCTGACCAGATTCTAAACCTGACTGTAGCCGCACTAGATAGATTTATTCGTGACATATTTAATGCAGTAAATGAGTGTGTATCCCCACCCCAATTAAGATATATCTCTTGCGTTGCTAAACCCGTTGTGCGAGCGAAATAACTCCTTAACGGATTTTTTACGTTACTGATTGGAAAGTTTGACTCGAACGCAGGTGATGCGGTTATTGTTGCGCTATCACCCTTATTGTCGATTAATATTCTTACATTAGGATCGCTCATAATATAAAATATAGTGTGTATTTAGTTCCACAATGTTAGTTCAACACGTTTACTTGTGTAACTTTCATCTATACCTATAACTACCATATCAACACCATTTTCTAGTCCATACCTATCACTAAATACAGTTACTGTATCACCTAAAACTAACTGAAATGGTATAACATAACCATCCAACTTGTATTTAAAGCGTATTTCTTTATGTAGTGAAAGTAATCTGGTTGATTCTGTTAATGCATCTGCACTCAGCACTAAATCACTTTCAATCATATTTGGCTTTTTTGCTAATAAATGTGCAACCGATACGGTAGGATCGCTATCTTTTTCAACTTGAAAATCTAAACCATAAAGCTGTCTATTTGACTCTGTGATAGAAGCAGCCAAACCATCTTTCTGGATATGGTAGTTTCTTTGATACCCAACCCTTATTTCTTCTACTGGTGTATTTCGATCATCAAGAGAAAGTTTACCTTCCAACACATCATCAGGTAAAATACTCAACGTAGGTGTACCACCTGTTTTAAATTGATACACGCTTAATAAACCGTCTCTATCAAAAACTTTAAATGCTCCACTTGATGTTAATATTTGGTTGATAGCGTTACTAAGATTTTCTCTTGAATCAAAATAGACACCTGTTTGATAAGGTGCATCTAAATCAAGCTGAGAGAAGGATGCTGTGTTTATTCCCGTTACCACATTAATAGTGGAGTGTAAATCAATTAGGTATTTCACGAAATCAGATGCTTTAGTGATATATGCAGCATTATATATAGCCCCTTGAACATCACATGTAATAGTTCCTTGAGGTGTAACTGTTAGTGTGAATTCACCATTAACTAAATCTTTAGTGAATCCTGCTACAGTAAGTCCGTTCACGCGAACGTCTGTAATATCATTTATTTGCCCCTCATGAACTTTATACCTATGTGTTGCTGCATCAATTAGCACTGGCTCTATATTAAATACTTGCCCTAAACAAATTGGTACAGGTTTATCTTTTGCTTTCTCAGTTGTTAAAAGAGTGTCTTGTAACTGAATATCTAACAAATGATCAACGCCACGTATTTGTAGTTTTATTGTGTTTTGGTCAGGTGCGCTAATATCATTTATTACACCATTAAGTATCACTCTAAAGTCAGCTTCATCCCATATTGGATCTCCGATTTTTAATACAATATCTCTACCATCCCAAGCATGATTTAACCATAAGTCCCTTACACCATTTTCATTTGTTAAATCAATATCACCAAAACTTTGGGATGCTGATATATTCATATTATTATTCTGCGGTTCTGGAACATCTAAGGATGTGTTAAATGATGGTATCTCTTTAACGCAATCATCATATATTACACTGCCTTTTTCATAGGGTTGATATGAGAAATACTCTGTTTTTTCTATTGCAAGAGTTTTATCATAATATTTAGCCTCAATAAGGATGCATCGTATAACACTATCTTCATTCAACCAATCCTTAAACTCTTGATCTGATATAGGCATTAGCTACTAGCCCTCCTACCTTGCTTTGGTTGCGATTTTCTAATCACACCGATTGTTTCATCAGTTTGTTTGTCCAAGGTATTTATAATTTCTTGCTGCATTGCAATCACTTCTTGATTTGCAGCAAGATTTTGCCTCATTAACTCAAGCTGTTCTCTTAATATAGCAAGCTCTTCACTGTTTTGACCACTATTACTTTGTCTAACTAATAATTGTCGTAATTCATAAAGCTCTTCACTACGCGCTGAGAAGTTATCAAACTTGCTTAGCGGTATAACGGCTTCATTTTCACCAGCTTCGCCTATCAATCCCATTGTTGGTTGTGTTACAATTCCACCAGTTGCGAATGCTGTCACATCCCCTTGATACATCCCCGCCTGTGTCGAAAGCTGTAGCATTCTAGCAGAGTCCATACCACTAATACTCGCTGACAATATATCATCCTCGCTTATAATACCCTTAGCTAAACCATACCTGTTAGCAGATATAGAGCCAAAACCACCCATATTATCGAATGTTTCCTTCTCTGATTTTTTATACTGACCGCCACTGTAATCGAAATTAAAGTAATCCATAGCTGTTTTAATCTTGCTAATTTGATACTCTAGCTCACCCTTTACCCCTTGATCTGGGGGTGTTACAGCAAAGTTCATAGAGTCAGCTCTCCAACTAAGTGATTCTATTTGTTCCTTGAATCCAGCCACCATCTCATCAGGAGTTTTTTCTATCATAGAGCTGACAGCCTCGTCACTAATATCACTAACACTGGTTTGAACTCCAGTTTCAGCAAATAATAAAGGAGCAACTTTTTTCATTATTTCAAGTTCATCAGGAACATAGACATCATGTCTAACACCGAGAGACTCTAGTTTGGTTGCAACTTCGTGTCGTTGAGCCATCTTTTCATTGAACAGCTGCTCTTGCGTTTGGTATTCTGCATTTTTGGTTGATTCAGTAACACTTTCATCAACAGCGTGTCCACGCATTTTCCATAAATCAGAGCGACTCATTTCTTTAGATTTTGTTGTGGAGCCTGCGTTAACATCATACCCACTTGTCACCGCGCTGATTTTCTCCTGAATTGTAGGTGCCTTGGTTTTATTTTGATATCCACTATAACTAGCCCCTCCACTAACATTACCTTCACTATCAACACTAAAGTTAATACTACCAACAGCATTACCCACAGCATTTAACGCCCCCACAACATCAGTTTGCATCACATTAGATAGACGATCCCCAACTTCTGTGCGCAAATTAGCAGGTAATTGTAAAATCAACTCTTGCATGTGTAGGTCAAGTGTGTTTTTTAGCGTATCATCTAACACCTTAATATCTTCACCTAAAGCACCTAATTTAGCTAGGCTCTCACCTTCAATCTCGGCAATTCTTTGTGCAAATTCTGTATCATCAAATGATTTCTCAGATTCAGCTAAGGCAATATCATATGCACCCCGCAAAACAGGGATTAAATTACTTGTTACCTGTTCATTTAACGCCATAAAGTCTTCTTTGTAAGCATTATTTATCGCGTCGATTTGTAATTGCAACTGATCTTCAGGTAATGGTGTGGCATTAGGTGCGCCTAGTTGAGTGGCAATTTCTTGTTGCCATCCTGCTGTTACAGAATCAATCTGGTTTAGCTTGTCTAAATACTCTTGCTGAACCTCAGCAATAGCGGCTGTGTTTTGAGCGGTTTGTTCTTCTTCACTTAAAGATTGCACATCTATAGCACTAGCTTCTTGTAACGCGGCCCCACCCGTTTCTTTAACATCACCCTTGACTTGCTCAAATATCCCCACATAGTCCGAACTAGATGCATAAGCTTCACCAGCTAATTCCAAATAAGCTTTTGCAGCACCAGTTAACTCTTTCTGTGCATCTACGTCACCAGCCCGCGCTTTCTGTAAAGTGCTTTCGTACTGCTTCTGAGACTCTGCGAACTTCTCCATCGTTGTAAGCGGGGACAAAGCATCATCTAAAGCAAGATCATCAATAAAGCCGTTCAACTCTTGTGCAAACTCAATAAGGTTTTCTTGGCGTTGAACTTCTGCATTATATTTCTCTTGCTGTAATTTTTGAACGTCCTCTTCATTTTTAATAGCTTCGGACATTGCGGATTCAATGGCAGACTTGTAGTCATTGGCATAAGCAATGTTGTCATCAGATAATTCCATAGAATCAGAAAACCCGCTAGCCAAAACATCCATCAGTTCTTTAGCAGTATTAGTCTCTTTTTCCATTGTTTTAGCAATACCATCGCGCAATTTTTGCAACTCTGTTTGCTGCTTATTAAGCTCTTGCAGGTTTTCTATTTCTCGCTTACGTGAATAATCCATTGCTTTAGCTAATTTTTCAGCAATTTCTGGTGCATCTTCAGGCAAAGCCTTATTCAAGGCATCACGTAGTTGATCGGCGTTTTGTTCTAAATCAACACCAAGCTCCTTGTTTATATTATCAATAAACCCTGTAATGGTTTCTGCTGCTTTTTCACCAGCTTTTAATGCGTCCTCCCATTTTTTCTTGAGTTCTTCCAAGCCTTTCTTGGATTCCTCATATTCCTCTTTAATCGCTGCTATTTTGTCAGCTTCAACCTGACCAATTAGCTCATAGTATTGTTCTTGCTTGCCGATAAGCTCTTCAACCTGTTCATTATCCTTGTACATCGCATCATCACGCTTACCGAATATTTCACGCTCTAATTCACCAAGTTTCTTTTGACGATCCTCAGCAGTCTCTGTGCGTTGAGTGATGTCGTTAGCTATAGAATCACTAAGTCCTTTCAGACGGGAAAAAGCTTCTTCCATATTCCCAAACACCTTATCAATTGCTTTCTGTGTGTCGGCTGCGGCTTCAGCTTCTTGGGCTTTGCGTGCTTGGTACATAGCATCTGAGTCAGCTATTAATTCTGCTTTCTGAGCGTCTGTTAACTGAAGGTTTTTAGCTAACTCATTAAAATCTAAATCCAGAAATGTATTAGCGATATCGATACTACTAGAGCCTTTTGCCCATTCTTCAAAATCAATACCTATATCTTTGTATTTTTCGGTTAAGGATTTGTATGTGCTTGTGTAATCTTTATCACCACTTAAGTCTACCTTTAAACCGCCCTTGAAAGAATCAACACTATCATTAAAGGATTTTAACGCGTCCTCTTGCTCTTTTAGATTTGACACATAATCAACACCAGCCACACGCAAATCTTCGACAGAAATACCAGTTTGCAGTGACAACTTCTTAAGACCATCTTCACTTAAACCCATTAACTGTTTTGCGGCTTCCTCCGAATTCTTAGATAACCCCATATTAGCCATCCAAGCAAGCTCATCTGCTTTGCGTTGCGTGTCTGTCAGCCCGTCTGTAAAACTAATTAGTGAATCAAGATATGATTCACGTGCTTTTTCCTCGTTTTGCATAGAGGCGACTATACCCATTATTTGCTCTTGAACTTCAGGCACAGATTGTTTCGTTTGAGCGGCTAAACGCTTCCAGCCTTCCTCACCCATGGTTAAGAAATCATTAGCAACTTTAATAGAGCCGCCATCAAAGTCAACCATAGACAAATCAGCACCAGACCAACCATCTCGTATATCCCTGATGTTAGCAGCATCATCTCCAATACCGCTGACAAAGTCTTGGAGTTCCATATTAAGGGATTTAATAGCATCCTCTTGCTCCTTAAGGGAGTTTACATAGGCTATAGTCATCTTCTCAAACTCTTCTTCACTTAAGCCAGCCTTTTTAGCTAACTCAGCCATTTGACTTTCGGACATTTTGGAAATGTCCCCTACGGAAGCAATTTGTTCCATAGATATATCATTCTTATTAAGTAACTCGGCAAAAGCATCATCACTTAAATCAATAATTTCAGTCCAATTCTTACCCATGACCCCTGATAAAGCTAACATCTGAGAGCTTGAAATCTTCCAAATATCATCTGCTGTGACAGCGGTTTGTTCTGATAGCGCAGGCAATGATTCTGTTGATAATCCTGCAAAACTAGCGGCTACTTCACTGGATGACATGCTTGCATCAAAAAACTCACTATCAACACCCTTAAAGGCATCTCTAAAGGTTTTAATGGCTTTGTACGACTCACTACCTTCTTCATTAAACTCTTTAAGCTCTTTAATGAAGTCAGAGAAATCATATGGTTTATCAGCATCTTTTTTGTCTTTATTATCCGCATCTTTCTGCTTGTCTGGTGCGTATTGCCCTAACTGCGCACGCTGCATAACAGGCTGCACAGCAGTGTATGTTGCAGCCCCAATATCTTGCATTGCAGGCATTATTTGCCCCATCAACTCTTGAATTTCAGGGTTATTTATAACTTGACCCATAACATTGATTGTGTTCTTTACTTGCTCAACAATACCTGTTAAGTAACCAGCGGCTATTTGCCCCCCGCTTGCAAGCATACCGCTGGCTGTGGCTGCGCTTGTTGTACCCATGTTAGCAGAATTTATGGACGCTGTTGTTTCCATGTTTGCCGCGTTAGCTGCCGCTGTTGTCTCCATTGATACTGTATTTGTCGTTGCTGAAATCATGGGTGTTATGATAGAATTAAATACCATATCAGACACTGTAGTTATAACTGTATCAACCATCTTTTGTTGAAACATTTGTGCGAAATTATCAGCAAAAGCCTTCCCAGCCTCTTGAGCGTTCGCTGCATTCATTATACTATCTGTTAGCATTGAGCCTATATCAGCAGAACTTATTGTACGCCATGCACCCTCCATTTTGCTTGCAAAAACCTCGATGGCATCCGACGCCTTCTCTATCCCTTTTGTTTGCAATTCATATAATTGGGCTAATTCATCAGACATACCCATTAATGCTGCAAATTTTTCCTGATTTTCTTGATTATCTAAATCATCCGCCAAACCATCTATTAGCATCTTGAACTGACTACGTGTTCTAGGTACCTGCATTCCTAAATCATGGAATGAACGCGTAACAGAGTCATTCAGTACTTTATATTTACCAGCATTTTGTTGGGTTTCTGATAAAAAGTTAGTCTGAAATGATTGCATGTTAGCACTAAGTGTTTCAACATCGCCAAATGCGTCCATCAACGATTTAGTGACAAACTTTGTTTCATACCCAAACACTTTAAAGCTATCCCGCATGTCGATCATGCCAGCTATAAGACTATTTAATTCCTCTGGGGTTGCACCAGCTTCCCAACCTAAACCCAAGTCATATTGATGAACTAAGTCTTTAATGTTCATTAGGAAATCAGCGTCTGGATCAATAAACCCGTCGGTTGATGCAAGCCATTTCATGCCACTTTCAATTTGTTCAGCTAATTGCGTAGCCATATTATCAAAACTTGATTGAGGGACATTAATATTTTCCGCGCCCATTGCTTCTGTGATGTGGGCTGATAATAAAGCTTGGGTCTCTTCGAATGACATATCAGAAAAGTCGGTGCTGTTTATTAACTCATTAACACCTTCACGAATACTGCCGCCTAATGCATCAGTTTTATCAGTTTGCCCCGGTCTCCATAACTCAGCTTGGAATGCCGCATCATAAACCCCGTCCCTAGCTGATAACATCATTTCATTGACGTTTTCAAACATAACATCGCCAATATTTCTATCAACACCCGCGATATTCATTCCTGCTACAGCAGCTTTTATCATCCTAGCTTGCATACTGGCAAATTGCTCTTCAAACGTGCCTGTATCTTCATGCACTACGTCAATCGCGCCAGAAAATTTAAAATCTTCTGTGAGCGTTTTGTTTATGCGCTTGCCAGTGTTTGACAAGATGGTGACAACATTTTCAAGCATGGCTTGTAGTTTTTTATTTTCAGCATCATCAACATCTTCATACTTTGTGCGCTTACCACCTGTAGCCCAACCCTTGTTAACCTCTATTATCTTTGTCTTAAATACACCACTAAAGTCTGTTATGGATGCTGTTAGATGTCTTGCCTCCTCAACCCAATTTCCGACTAACTTAGAACCTAAGAATTGCCCTATCATTTGACCAGCTGGACCACCTATAGCTCCACCAGCAGCACCCAATATTCCTGATGCAGCAGCTTGATTGTCACCACTGGCTAGTCCAGATATGCCCGCCATAACACTTGCACCAACGCCGCCCATACCGCCACCAGCACCCCCCGCATCACCGCCACTACTAAACATTTTACCGATGGAACTCATTATCCCATCACCCCCACCACTATCACTAGAAAAGAAACCAGATATGGTATCCATGATGCCACCACCATCCTTGTCCCCACCAAAAAATCCAGATATAGTATCCATGATACCGCCGCCTTTACTGTCGCCGCTAAACATTTTCCCTATAGAGTCAAATATACCGCCACCCTTACCATCACCTGAAAACATGTTGGATATTGACTCAAAAAAACCTCCTGATTGTTTTTTACCACCAGTGAATAAGTTCGTTACAGAGTCAAAAAAACCTTCACTAGGTGCTTCTTTACCACCCGTGAACATATCCTTTATTCCACCGAATATATCAACTTTTTCACCATCTTTATCCTTTCCGCTCATTAACGAACCAAAGTTATCTGATATATTACTCCAAAACCCATCTCCACTGGACTCTTTTCTCTCCCCCCCACCGCCAAACAAATTGGCAAACATATTCCCCAGCCCACCACCTTTAGCAGGATCACCAAACAATCCTTCCATAGCTTTTTTAGTTGCCATATCAGCAAACATCTTACCGATATCTTTAAAAGCGTCTTTTGTGGATTTCGCACCTGTTAGAATATCACCAATACTACTCTGCACGGATTCCCCAATCCTTTTCCACTCTTCACGATTCTCTTTTGTCGCTTTATTTAGTTCTTCTTGCGCGTGAATCTGGTCGTACATTAAAGCAAGCTGTTTATCGTTTTCACCTGTCACGGATTTTTTGTCAATCCATTTTTGCTTAGCAGCTTCTTTTTCTGATAACATGCTGTATTTAACATTTTTTTCATGCTCTTTCTGCATTTTCCGTATAGATGCTAATTCTTTTTTGCTTTGAGCTTCTTTACGTAAACCTAATGCTTTAACCTTTTGCTCTTCTATTTCAGAGGGGCTTAAGCCTGACTTGATACCTGCTTGCTCTATCTTTACAGATAACTTTTGCTCAGCAGTTAAACCAGCTAAATCAGCTTGCTTTTGTAAGCCGTTTATTAGTTTGTCAATGTCGCTAACTGCAACCTTGGCACTCTTGCTCATTTTTGAGTTTGACTTAGCTAACTTATCAGTGGCGTTTGATGCATCGTTTGCTGCGTTAGCTAATGCGCCTGTTGCATCACTCTCTGCTTTCTTAGCTTTTTGAGCGCGAGCAGTGGCTTCTGCTTCACGCTCTTTTTCAGCGTTAAACTTTTTACCTTCACGCACAGCATCACTCTTAGATTTATTCATTTCCACATTTAAGCGTGTTTGCTCTTTAGCTGCATCGTGTTCTTTTATAGCTGCCATTGCTACTGCTTCTGATGCTTTAATAGATGCATCGGCACGTTCATCTATTGCATTTATTTCTGATTCATAAGCTTTAATGTTTGCGTTTTTGCTATTTAATACAGAATCAGCATGATCATGTGCTGCTTTAGCACTAGCATTAAGAGCTGCTTTCTCACCTTCTATAGTTGATAGATTAACTCTTAATTGCGCATCGTAATCAGTAAGGTTTGCTTTACCCTTCACTAACGCTAAATTCACCCCGCCTAGCGAGTCACGCATCCCGCTAAATGCGGCAGCCGTGTTTGTTCCAGCAATATTATCTAGTTTAGATGCTATAGCACCAGCTTCATCTGTAACAGACATTAACGCTTTTATAATAACCTGAAACCCACTTAGGAATGCAGATTTTATTTTATTAGAAACATTACCAGCAAAAGCTTGAACCTTAGCAAACGATCCTTGAAGGCTTAGTATACCCTTACCTATTGGAACTATTGCATGTTCCGTAAATGAAGCTTGCAACTTAAGAAAAGAATATTCACCGTACTGCTTAACCTTCTCCCATGCTATCCCAGCCTGAGCGGGTATTTTCTGAAATACAGCACTTAACCTTTCCCATGCAGAGTTAGCCAAATCTGCAAATATAGCTTTAGTGGAGTCCAGCATTGTGTCGAAATGAGCTAACTCAGTTATTGCGTCGCTAAATACTTCTGATAATGTCCGACCTTCAAACATAGAATCTATAAATCCAGAAGCTGCATTATCAGCTCCATGCAGTTCTGTGGATATGTCGCTTATAACATTGGGTAAGTTATTTAAAAAGCCGCCCAACATCTCCCAACCACTTATTATTGTATCTGTTACAGACATAAAATTGGTTTGCCCATCATTCATTTCATTAATGAAATCAGTGAAACTATTCCTTACATCATAAAAAAGATAAAGGACATTATCCCAGCCACGCTGAATTCTAGTGAAAAACTCATCATATTCACCACTAGCTGTAAACCCTTCGCTATTCCACTCCTGTATAGACTTAAGGAAATCGTCAGCAGCCCTAACACCATTTGTAATCCAGTCCACAACATCTCGCAAATCATCCTTCATAAAATCAAAGGATGTTAAAGCCAAGCTTTCAAAACTAGAATTCATAGTCTTGATAGCACCTTTAACGTTATCAGACATAATTTTAGCCATGCGATTGGCTGTACCTGTCATGGAATTCAACTGCTTTTCATAGTCTTTGAACTTGGTTGTTGTTTTAACTACAACACCATCTTGTATAGTAAGTTCACCACTCAACAGCTCAGTTGATTCGATAGTCTTAGCTATACTTGCTGGGATATCATCCCCGAATATTTTCTTGAGACTGGCGGCTTGTTTATCGGCATTTAAATCCTTAAGGCTGTGGGCAAGTTGATTGAATCTTTCCTGTGATGATGTTGCTTTACCTTTATTATCAGCTAACACAACACCCAAACTATGAAGTTCAGCTCTTGCTTTTTCAGATGGTGAGGCTAAACCAGACATAGCTTTACTAAAGTTTTCTATGTTAGCTTGACCCTCCAAAACTTTTTTTGAAAAAGTTTCAGACTGAGTAATAAGTCCTGACATTCCTGTCATCGCTTCCATACCAAAGATTGTTTTTATATGACCTAATCTAACCGCATTACCCATACCCTTGAATTTTTCTGACAGCTCTTGCATAACATCGCCCAATGGCTTCATATCATTGTTAGCATCCTTAGCAGAAATACCTAGTTCTTTTAATGAATCAGCAGCCATTTTAGGGGGTTTGGCCAAGCGAGATATTGCCCCACGTAATGCTGTACCACTCATTGTTCCCTGAATACCAATGTTCGCCATCATACCTATTGATGCGGTCATAGTGGATATGTTATAACCAGCTTCTGCAAAAATAGGTGCTGCGTATTTTGCGGAGTCAGCCAACTGACGCATGTTTGTATTAGATGTTGTTGTCACAGCCGCAAAGTGATCAACAACTTGTGGTAATTCCTCTACAGACATTTGCAACGCTGTCATTTGGTTTGTAACAATATCTGCTGTAGAAGCCAAATCCATACCGCTTGCTGCTGCCAAGCTTAATGTGTGAGGGAGTGCCTTGATAGCCTGATCTGCTGTAAAACCAGCTAGCCCCATAAATTCTAAAGCTTGTGCGGATTCTGTAGCAGAGAACTGAGTTGTTGCACCCATTTCACGGGCTGCTGCCGTTAATTCTTCTAAGTCTTCTTTCGTAGCCCCTGTGATAGCTTGAACTTTAGACATTTGCGCTTCAAACTCAATACCTGTGGACATGACAGCTTTTAATGCGGTAAACCCACCCACTAAAGTTCCAATCGCGGCACCTAATAAACCAGCTCTACCAGTCATACCGCTAAATGATTTTGTTGTTTGCGATGTTACTGTTCTAGTTTCAGATATAGTTTTATTAGTAGAACGTTGCCTCGTTTCCAATGCAGATAATCTATCATTTAATTGGTTTGCTGATTTAGAGGAATCTTTATTTGACTTAGAAATCTTATCTTGTGCAGAACTTGCTTTGCGTAAAGCTGTTGCGTATGAGCGATATGTTTCAGTAAGGGATTTAATAGCGTCATCATTTTTTAATGCAGCGGTTGTTGCTCTATTGAGAGCACCTGCTAGAGGTTTGATTGCAGTGATAAGATCATCAACACTTTTTTTCATACCGCTTGTTTCTAATTTAAGCGGCTTCATTTTTCCAGTGCGACTCAGTACTTTATTGAAAGCAGCAAAAGCTTCTGCTGTGGATTTCACATCACTTACACTTGATGATAGGTTTTTACTTAACTTATCAACTCTTAAACTAGCTTTACCTGCCATCTCAGAGGTTCTGGAATATGTTTTACCTAACTTTGATAGCTCAGAACTTGCGGTTGATGCATAACTACTGGTTTTAGAGAATGAATTGTTTAATTTAAGTAATTTACTGTCCATCCTTTCGGTGGACGAGATTAGAGAGTCTAATGAGCTTACAACGCCATCAACGCTACGCTTAGCGTTTCTTGCGTCAACTGCAATATTTATTGAGGCGTTAAAATCCATTGTATACTCTCTTTATTATTATATTTTCAGTATTATTCAAAATATAGTTATTGACACATGCCAACACGTATACTAGTATTCTCTTTAATACACCAACCCACGAAAGGTAATTGTTATGTATTCTGCAACAGTGTGTAAAATATCAGCATCACTTACACTTATTGGTTTTATTTACTTTATTACTCATGGTAAACGCGCTTACTATCAAATAAATAAAGATAAACATTCAGTACACTTGGTAGATAAAAAGCAAGCTGATGTTGTGATGACAATAGAAGAAGCGCGTGACGCTATATACAATTATGGTTTAAAGGGTAGGATTGTAGATATTGAAAGAATTAATTAGAAATTGAAGCCAGCTAATTGCTGGCTTTTTTGTGCTAATTAATTATTTCTTCTTAGCTTTAAACTGTGGATATGGGTTATTTGGTTTAGCCACAGCTCTATTAAGTAGCATAAAACCGCTCATTAATTCACTACAGGCTTTTGATATTAAAACCTGATCATAATCTCCATCGCTTGATAATTCAGATTTAATAAAACAACCTAAATTTTCTTCAATGCTTTTTATGTCATTTATTAATTGGATATCACTTTGGTCTAGTGTGCGGTATCCTTTTATGTTTTCTGTCATTCTCTCTATCCTATGAAGTTTGCAAGTTGTTTGATAACATATTTATTTTTTTCTGTACGGAATTTCGGTGTGTTTGGTTTTTTATCACCAGCCCTATATATAAACCATCTGCAATTCGAATGTTTGTGGTCATCATTTGTTTCAGCGATAGAATAAAGATTTCCATTCTTAAATAATAAATACTTTATAGACACAACTTTAGAACCAACCACTTGTAATTCAACATCAATAGTTACCTCATTATTGATATATTCAGCAATATAGTTGTCATGTAGAAAGTTTTTACGCCAATAATTAATAACTTGACGTTTCATTTGTTCGTTTAACTTATGTACTTCATCTGCGCTACTCAACATAGATAAATATGAATTATGTAATTCTGACTGTATTTCTGTCATTCTCTTTTCCTTATAATAAATTCAAAATAATAAACAAAAAAATACCCGCGTTAAGCAGGTACGAAAAAGAGGGAACGTCTTTCTTATTTTTATCATTTATTATTGTTTTTATTATGTTCCCGTTCTTTTTTCATCTTCTCGTGGTGCTTACCTAGATCGTAATGATCTATTCGGTGAATTATATTAATCAGTTGGTTGTCAGTATAGAATGTTTTATTACCATTCAACTCAAGCCAAAATCTTAATGTTTCACCGCCTACAGTATTAAGCCCCATCCCCGTAGATTGCCTCCAAGAGCAAACATCTACAAAGTAATAATATATTGTTCTTTCAAAGTCAGTAAGGGGGCTGTAGCTCTCTAAAGCTTCATGCCCATGACCTCTTTTTAGGAAAGAGTTAATACCCTTTATATTATCCCCATGTAGATGATACCAGTCTAACCATTCGGAAATTGCTTTACCGTTTGATTAACATCCTCTTGTGTAGCAACCTCTTGTTTAGGTGCGTTTTTCTTTGTAAAGTTTAAAGAACTTGAACACCATGATTGAACCTCAACAAGTAGATCTTCATTTTCCGAAAATAAGGTTGCAAGGAATTTCGCATCATAAGGTACAGCATTACCATTAGTGTCGGTTATACCTTCCCAATCAAACACTAAATGATTGGCTACAACCCCGCACCAGTCACGATTACGCTCTTTGTTTGCGCGTAAAACAATCCTATCTTGTTCTTCTGTTCTATTTTCTTCTTTTTCTACGTGAATACCATCTTGTTCTAAAGATTTAACCCTATCTTTATTTCTTTTAGCGTATCTTTCACGTTCTAACTCAAAGAATTCACTATCTACGTGAGTTACACGCAACCTAATACCTTTAAAGTCTTCGGTTTTCTCTACAGATTTCCATACACCAGCTTCAATAACCCCTTTATCTCGGAGCAATTCATCCATTACAAATGCCATCGTTAAAGTCTCCACTTTATTATTTCGTGCTTTAAAATATAGCGCGTAAAGGAATAGAAACAAAAAAGCCACCGATATGGTGGCTTGTCATCTTTACTTAAAACCTAATGAAAGGTTAAGCTTCTATTTTATCAACCTGTACAGTGTATGTTTCACCAGTGCTATCAGTGAACAATCGTGCCTCGGTTGCACCATAGGAGATGGTGTAGTTAGCATCAAGTGCAGCACCTGATAAATCACCACCAGACAATATAGTGCTAGGGAACGAATAGATATATGTTGTACCATTGGTAGGATCGACAGCCACTAAACGTGGAAATATCTTATCCTCATTTCTGTATGAATTGTAAGATGCGGCGTTATTGAAGTACATTGTAAGTGATAATGTTAAATTCAATGAATTTAAACCATGTCCTGCATTATACAAATAACCGATTGCAGGAATTTCACGCGCTCTCGATGCAATTGCAATACTAAAATCATTAATTAAAAATGAAGTTGTGGTCGCTGCATTATCTTTAATTACTGTTAAGTTGTCAGCAGCGTTAATGTAATCCGCTGTTGATTCATCAATTACAGTTCCCGCAAATGGTATAGCAGGTTCGCTTGATGTTCTTACACCGCTACCCATGAAACCAATATCACCAGTTAGTTTCTCATTGGCTGTGGCGGTTAGGTTGTATGTATCAACAAACATATCTTCGAATAACCAGTTGTAGTCATCAGAACCACTACATGATGGGCGAAATTCTTTCTCCATCATAAAGCGACGACACGATGTACCATTACGCATCATCTTACCCTTTATTGTTCCCGCAGCTATAACTTCATCAACCATTGTATACCCATTGATCTCATTGAATGTTATAAAGTGTGGATCGCCTGTTGTATCAATAGAGACAACTTCTAATAGATAGCTATCTTCAGTGTTTGTTACACTACCAGTTAGCTTTAAAACCTGACCGACCTTAACATCAGCAAAAGCATTAGATGCTGCTGCAATTTCAACACGACTTGTACCCGAAACAATCTCTATAGAACCAGTGAAGGATGTTTCTGTACCAAACCCATCACTTGTTATTGCTGCTGCCAAGAAGTCATCATGGGCTAAATCATTCTTGAACTCGAAGTTAATACTACCGCCAATAGTGCGTTTAGTAACACGTCCATTATACATATTTAAATCAGCACGGATTCCACCAGACGAGTTTAAACTTTCGCTATCATTCAAACTTTCACCAGTCATAAATATCCCACGCATAGTTGGTGGTGTCTCAATACTTGTGATATCTGATGCATCAACCAATGTTGCACCACTGACCACAACCTCTTGCGGATCTAATGTTAAGTTAATACTAACAATAGTTAGTTCTGCGTTATTAGCAGGAACAGCACTACCTGCTGTTGTAATTTTTTGTCCAACGGATAAACCATCGAACTTGTTACCTGCTGCTGCATGGGTAATTTTGTTACCAGTTGCTACCGCACTAAATATACCTGTGCGAGTATCTGTCGGCAACACACCCGCTGTGGTTTGTTCTACATAGCGTATGCTAACTGCACTTGAATCTGACATAATTTATTTACCTTTTTGTTTTTATTATATAAATTAAATAATAGATATTAGTTTTTATTTCTTGCTGTGTCTCTCTCTATTGGAAAGCTAACTGTTTTGACAAAGTAACCCGCATTGCTTCCCTCAAATTGCACAGCTTGCGGTATGCCAGAAAAACTTTTAGGTCGTATTGACAGGTGATTCTGTTGGTAGCCATGGAATAGATCTGTAAATATATCAGCAATAACAGCGGTTCTTAGTGTTCCACTGTCCTCGGGAACGAGGATGTCTATTTGAATAAACCCACCACTTGCCCTGCTCACATTGAATCTATTGCCTATTTCATTTGTTCTTTCTGAGCCATGGTTAAAAAATATTCTTACAAACTCAGCACTACTGTCGGTTGGTATTTTTGCATTGTTGTACATAATAATAATGTCATCAAGTGCAGAATGGCTTGCTATCAAATACTGTATGTGTTTTTGTGTTTCAGCTTCACCCGATAGATATGTTGACACTAATCACCCTCTCCAAGCTGTGATACCACCAACCCCACCACCTAAATAAGCTTTTAATAAACTATCAGCTTTAGTGTAGGTTTTGATAAGTCTCGACGGGTAATTAAGTGAGTCTTCTGAATACACAACCTCCATCGTATCAAGCTTTAATTCTTCAATAAAAGAATCCTTATCAATATCTTGGTAGATAAAGCCTTGTGTTTTATATAAATATGAGAACTCACAACAAGCTTGCTTTACCTTTAAAGGAACTTCATCAGAATTAACCGTATAACCATCTTCATCTTCTAACCAAGCACGGGGGAATAATAAAGCTTGTTCAAACTTTGTTTTTTGACCACCATATCTACCAATATATTCCCCATCCATATATTGTGTTGCATTGAGAATGTATTGTTTAATTAGCGCATCATCTAACGGATCATAATCAGCATTACCATAATCTGAGTGATAATCCTTATATTCCTGTACCGTTATATAAGCATTGGCATCACTTAATCCAGTGCCATCCTCAACCACAAATGCCATTTTTTATTTACCCACCTTAACTTTATGAACAAGGTATTCAATAGCTGATCTAAGGAGGTATTGACTTGCGTTATTTAAAGCAAGCTGAGATGCTTCTTTTAATGTATGTTTCAGGTCATTAATTCCATCTTCTACCATCTTGCGCTTAGACTGACCATTCAATTGCACACCGTTTTGTTCTGCAATTTTAATTAGATTTATTAACGCATCAACAACTTCACTTGTTAATATTGTTCTGAAAACAATTTCCATGTAGTTGAGATTTGAAAAAGTTGACTGGAACCACTTAAATACTTTCTGAAAAAACATAGCTAAACCTCTTTTTATATTTATAAATAAAATATAGTGTTGAGTATGTTGCAATGTTTATTTTAATATGGAGATAAAAATATTGACATCATCCTATAGTGTGCTATATTTAATATCAACAGTGATAACTCCTCTGAACATTAAGCGTGAGATATCCTTCCTCGATTCTATAGCTACCACCTAAATCAAAACCGTCTACCAAAACAGTTTTTTAAGCTAGTACCGAATCAAAATTATAAAAAAGCCCCATGATGGTATAACATCATGGGGCTTTTTACTTTTCATTACACATAAAAAAGCCCACACTAAAGCACGGGCTGGGTTGGAGGCTTAACGTGAGCTAAGCTTTTTAAATTTGGTTTTTATTCTTTTCTAATTTAATCTTCTTTTCCAAGCCTTCAATATCACCACCTGTTCTATCAAGAATTTCTCCAATCTCTCGATACTCTTCAACTTGCTTTTGATGGCGACGTTTCATTTCTGCAATTTCTTTTTCTGTGTAAATTTTTGGCTTAGCACTCGCTACCGTGAAAAAGCTTGTATTAAACGAGTAGCCGTGCTTAATAACTTCCACTTCACGCTCAATTACCCCTAGCTTGTGTTTAACATCAGTTAAGGAGGTGTCAGTGATGTCCATATAGTGGTTTACTTGCAACGCCATCATTTGACTTAATGCAGCATTCTTTTCAACCTCTCCCCTTAATATAGCTAAGTCATCAGCTTGATTTGCATAAGCAACAAAGCTTGATGCAGATAAGCCTAGGGCGATGGCAGTTACGGTTAACATAGACATAAGAACGTATCCTTTTATTTCGTTAGTCATTCTTTGTGCTGCCTATATTAGTCTTATCGTTTTTCAATTGCAAGATTTTTTCTAAAGTTTTTCTTATTATATCGTTTCCACTAAATGCTAGAAACGATCCAAACGCTATAAGAATCAACACTTCATACTCTTGCTTAATATCCACCATTAACAATATGAGGGGGGATGACATAGCAAAACTTGCCGATATAATTGCAGCAGAAAAAGCTTTCCTAAGTGGCGTTTGTGTGTCATCATCCAAAGAATACATGTATTTACCTATTCCAAATATACCACCGATCACAGCAAGAATAAGAAACATTATTGCAGAGTCCAAAACATCCATAACTCATTTCCCCCTCCTTGTAAAATCATTACATTGCATTGTTTTTAGTAAAGATATGTTCTGCACATTAATAGCACCCAATGATGCCTTAATATTTGAATTATCTTTTTTAATATCAGCATACATTAATGTCATAGTAACTATCAATATAACTACGAAACCAAGCATGACTGTAATAGCGTTTTTTATTTTCGAGGTTGATACATTGGTTCTCTTGTGAATATCTGTATCAACATTTTTACCAACTGTTGTTTCCATTGTTTCTTAAGCCTCCAATTAAAATAGGTCGTTAAATACAAATGACCAAGCTGTGATGTCGTTCCCACCACCAGAAATAAGTTCTCGTTTAGTGATCAGTATTTCATCGCCAACATTTAAATAAACCCCTAACTTATCGAAATCCAAATCTTTACTTTCAACACCAATTCCTTGACTACCAACAGCTAAATTTGTAGAGAAGATGGGATTATCCGACACAGACGGTGTATTTGTTAGTGTGGTGTTTTCCTCTAAAACAGAAAACGTACTTAAATCCGACCAAGTACCTGTATTAAGAGTGCCTGATGGATATCTATAAAAGTCAATCGCATATAATCCTTCTGATCCAGTTGCTAACTCAGAGAATAGCAATTGACTTCTAACCTTGTTAACATAACCACCAAAGCTCGCTTTGTTTCTAAAACCCACTACAGGTGCTCCTAGTGCGGTTGCTGAAACAGTTCTACTACCGACCGATGCAATCGGGCGATCTTGTAAGTTATTTGTTTTATCGTAGGTCAGTGCACTCCAAGATCCTGATACTATGTAAAAATCATTTAGCGTTGAGGAAACCTCAGCTCTAATAGGTAGAATAGCCCTCCCTACATGAGTTCGCTCAGATAATGTACCATCAGTCTTAAATCTATGAAGCAATACCCATTCGTTACCATCAAATATTTCATAAGTGATATTACCAACACCTAGAAAACCAAACCTAATCCTAAACCTGAATGTTTTAGTTAAGTCATATCCTGACATATCAACAACTTGTTCCACATCAGCACCTTGCGCTGTGTTTCTATATGCGCAAATAAAGTTAGTACCTTTGTACCCTACATAAACACCGTCAGGATCATCAAAGAGACCTATTATAGCTTCATCAGCACCAGATGTTATACCGTGCCAACTTGCTGTAAAATAAGTCTCAACAGTAGATGCTGTTTTATACCTAAGATTCATCTTAGTTTGCACGGATGCGGTTCCGTTTCCATTTGTCTGTACTTTTAGCAGTGATCTTTCATATTGAGCCACACCAGTACCAACGCCAGTTGTATCTACAATCACACCTAATTCCGTATCAAGTGGAATATCAAATGTTTTAGATATTTGTGTTGTGGGTGTGGCTGTTTTTAATGAACCAAACAACCCTACAGAGACTTCATTACCAGTACTATCTTTTATTATTGTTTTTTTAAAATGGGACATACTAAAACCTTATTACACTATAAACCAATTCAAACCATCACTCTCTAACACTAGGCTCTCGTTAGAATCTAGTGTACCATCACTTACCCCTGATATGGTTTCAGAACCATCTCCAATTATTTTTAATACATTAGTTGTTGTATCTGTACGGATAATAGTTAATGGTATACCCAATCTGCCAACCGCAGTTGGTAAAGTTAAATCAATATTTCCGCTTGATGCGTTAGCGAAAACAAGCTTGTTTTGAGTGGATAGTGTTGATGTGGTGGTGACTGTTGTTGTCCTCCATTTAACCCCATCCTTGGTTACCTCGAAAAAAGATACTCCAGCATTATCAGCCCACTTCTCAATAATAGTGTTTGTGTCACCCGCATCATTTCTCACCTCAAGAGGTTTACCAGCATCCAATACAATTTGAGGTTGTGTACTGCGATCATAAGTTGTTTGCATTGTGGATGTGGATGCGCTAACAACGGTGGACGTTAGATTTCTTATATCAATTATTCTGTTTATATTAGCGGCTGATTTTTGTATAATTACTTTAGCTAAAGGCTCAACTTCACTACCTATTTCAGTACCAAACCCGCCCAAACTATAAGGTGCATCAACAGCACTCGCCTCATTAGCGAATTCACCATCAGAATAAATAAAATAATATGTTCCAGTGCGTGAACTACGTGCTATAGTATGCGATGCCCACTTATTATTCCCTAGTGTAGCTAAGTCCGTGCCGTCGTCATACCTTAAGTTATCAACAATAAAAGGTGTTACTTTTGGTTGTATTTCGTAAGACCCTGATTCTCTATAGTATGCAGCCATTCCTATATCTGTTTCTGCTGCAATAACCTCTAAGTTCATATCTGGATCAATAATATATCCATTCGCAACATCTAGCTGTAAAGCGGTGCTTGACTCGCTTATTGAACCTGCAAAACCTAAATAATTTGTTTTCTTAGCAAACTTAGACCACACGTGAATATCTTTCTCAGAACTATTTAAACGCATGTATGAATTACCAATAATTACAATATTTGTACCATCAGCAGTTGCCATACCACCTATTTCTAATATTGTTTGCATATCATCAGGTGTAAAAAATACATCTTTTGGGTTAGCGATTAACCCCGCAGCATTCACCCCAACAACCATAAAATCATCCCCAGCAGTAAAGCCAGTCGCGATTCCTGTTTGTCCTGCAAAAGAATATTTAGTTCCATCTATATAATAATCAAAAGCCGCAACATCATACTTAGATGGGTCAGCGTTTACGGTTATTAGATTATCTGTGCCTAGGTTATCAATACCGTGAAGGGCTGTATCATTTATTTTATTTATTTGTGAAACACTAACGGGATTAGCAACAGCTAAATCAGTATTAATTCCATCCCCAGTTAATGTTGCATCAGTTTCGACATCAACAATAGCCTCATTTAGATTTATACTTGCCTGCAAACCAGTCATATTTTCTATAATTGGATTTATTTTTGACATTTAAAACACCCATAACCCTTCGTTATCCCAGCCACCAGACATATTCCAAAAACCTGTTTCAAGAATCCACGGCACAGCCAAATCATTATCAAAATAATTCACAAACTTATAATTAACCGTGTTATATTCTTTAAAATCATAATCAGACATATCAACAACCTAGATTATTAGCATAGGTTATTGTTGTATCCGCTGTGCCAGACGTATAAGACGTGAACCCAATTCTGTAGTAAGCACCTATAGGCTCTAATTCTTTTGCTGCAAAAGGTGATGTATGTGTTGTAGTTAATGTTATGATTTTATTTGAATCTTTAGGTATTCCTGTTGCTTTATCCATAAATTGTTCTTGCAACCTCTGCACGGATAAAGTACCTGAGAATGTGCCACTTGCAACAAGGGATACATCGCCTCTACAAAGAAGCCAATCTGAGAATGTAGCAGAAGACAGTTTAGAGCTAACCTGCCTAGAGTGTTTGTGAATAGCCATGTGTACCCCATATTATTTTTATTATTATAAGGAAAATATAGGTAGCTTAGAATTATAAACTTGACATTTATTTTTTATTAGCTATAATTAAGATTGTTAATGAATTAAATATAAGCACTATATTTTATATAGTCCTGCTTATTTAGCACCAGCCATTCCAGTTAGTGCGTTGTAAATCGAACCCGTGATGCTCGATACATCACGGGTTTCCCAAAAAAGCCAATCACCAGAAATGATGATTGGCTTTTTTATGCGTGAAGGTTAAATCAACCTAGGTACCCCACTAGCACCTGCAATCAGCCCACTAACCTTACCCACGTTCTGCTGATACTTCTTTTTCCCCTCAAATGCGTCGGCAAAATCTTTATCAGCGTCATCCAAATCATCATAGCTATGTTCCCCATACTCATAGCCTACCCAGTTACGTTCCTTACACACAGCTAAATTCCAGCGTCTCAGCACATCTAAATCTCTAAACGTCAGATGAATTGTTCCCTTCTTATAAGCTGACATTTTAAAAAACGTTGATTCGATGTTTCGCATATCATTTGGATTGCGCGACTCAGCCACTGCTTCTAAAGCGTTTTGCATTGCATCTGCTGAGGAAATAAAGCCTACATGAGATTTATCATAAAATGTTTCGCATATCTTATCGATATCATCAAGGAATGTTCTAACACCCCACTCTAAATTACCACGCCAACCCCTATAGTCACAAGTTAACTCGCCACACCCACTGTAATAAAGTTTAGATGTTACTGAACTTAAAGGTAATATTATCTTTTTATTCATAACAAAAGGCTTGTTTGTTTTCCATCGCTCATGTTCACCAACATCTAAACCGATCACATTATCACTACTGTCACCACAATAGGAAAACTCTTTGGTGAAATAATCGAACATATCTGTGGCTGATAACAGCAAGTCCTCACTGTAATTTTCGTGTAGGGAGTTAAGAAAATTCCTTATATTATCATAAGTGAAATCTAGGCGCGTGCAATTTGTGCGCATCATATCAAACCTTTTTCGACGATGATACGTCATCTTACTTTTAGCCTCAGGAAATTCGAGTACACGCCCCCAATAATCGTTCCTTAATCTCCATAAAAACTTATTTATATCGGTTTTCATCCTTTCAGTTAAAGATGAATTTTTGCTACTATCACTTGATTCCTCGTCATGTTTCCAGTTTGGATCAATATATTCACCAATCAAGTGGTGGTATTTATACTTTTCCGTGATAGATTTAATTCCAAGTTCGACGCGGTGATTATAAGCGGCAATTAATCCATGTATGTTTGCACCAACAGAGATATCATTGCTTTGTTCAAGCTCCCCATCCCATTCAGCAGCTTGAGTGGCTGAGAAAAAAGCATCATCAGTTACATCATGTTTTATCTCAATCCAAACAACAGCTATCTCAACATTTGTTTTTCGTTCAGCATCTTTAAATATATTTTTATGATATTGAACATCAGCATTTAATTCATTGAGTTTACTTACAAGGGTTCGTCTGGTGGGTGTACATGGATTGCGTAATGTCTCAGCATTTAGAATGCAAAGAATATCCCCTGTGTAATGCATCACATCAATCGCTTTTAATAGATGTCTATCCCCTTTATCGAATGGGGGGTTCATTAGAATTAAATCAAACTGGATTTGGTCATTAAATGCTAGGAAATCAGCACCAATAAAGCTCATATGTTCAGTAAGTTTCAAAATCTTTTGCAGTTCAGGCTCAATTTCAATGGCAAAAAATTCCATTTTAGCTGAATTCCCACGATAATAATGACGATTGGTGGGCATTAAGGGCTTTAGCAGATCTCCCTTTCCAGCAGAGGGATCAAGTATCCTCTTATAATCCTTATACAGATATTTTTCTCTAAGGTATTCAACAAAGTTCCTAGGTGTTGGAAAGAAGTTTTTATTAAACATACCAATATCCCTAATTTAAAAAACCATTATACCAAATAAAAACACCTGTATAAACGATAATTTACACAGGTGTTTATCTGCTAATGAATAATAGTAACTATCTTAGCAGATAATTATTGTTGATAGCCTTAAATGACACTTCACCATCATTAATATCTTTAAATACAACGCCTTCAGCAATATCAGAATTCAAACCTTTTGTTTCTGATAAAAGCATTAGTTCGTCAAATGTTGTTTCAGGTGTGATACGGATAATACTTTTAATGGGAATGTGTTTTAAGCCAATGTATTCACAAAAATTAATCCTTTCTTCACTGTTTAGATACTTTTGTTTATCTATATCCCAGATATCAAACACATAAAATTCATGACCGACAATATTATCAGGGTTCTTCTGTATTCCTTCACCAATCAATTCACCTTGAATAGCAACATTGCACCCCAGCACCTCTCTTGCTTCCCATAACTTATGTTCCATATCAAGTGTATGGAACATATCCACAAAAGTGTTACCCTCTTGATCTTTTTTCAGGTTTATATTCCTAGAACACACACCTGTTTCACCATTATTAGTGTAGAATGTGCAACTTGAACCGTCTAATTTAAGGGATACCTCGAATTCACCGCTTCTTTTTTGGTATTTAAAGAGGAAGCTAAACTTATTTTGTATCCTGCCTTGTGATGTTTTGCGTATAAATGATGGGAAGTTTCCTCTAGCCTTTCCTTGTAAGCAAGCTGGTAATGGTGGCTCATATAATTTCACATTAAGCAATTTTGTTAAGTCTTGCCCTAACATATAAGCTTTACCATCCATCTCATTAAAATCAGATAACGGCATAACCAATCCTTGTGACACTTGTTTACGCAATCTGATTGTTTTTAATCTGAACCCATCTCCACCCCAATTAGTGGATTTAAAACATGACTTTCTTAAAAATTCATATCTATCGTGCACAGGTAGGAATGAATCAATTTCAAAATAAACTACATGCTCTCCCACCTTATGCAGCCCTTTCTTAGCGATAACTTCCCAATTATCAACCACCACAATCTCTATTCTATCAGCCCCTTTGATGGGGTGTATTGCGTTAATTTCTCTAATAGATGCTAATTTTCTCATAATAAACCTTTTAATTATCAATAAAAAACCCGCGATAAGCGGGTTGTATAAAATAATTATAGTTTATTATTTCTTATTTTCTTTTACGCATCACATCTTAGGTACGGCAGGTACTTTAGGTTGTTCAACCTTAGTTACAGCTTCTTTTGTAGTGCTTGCCGCCTTCGCTGCTGGCTTGGGTTTTACTTTTCTTACCCCAGCTTGCTTTTTCTCAGTGAAACCATTATCAGTGATGCGCTCAATAGCATCTTCATCACTTGCATTACAAAATACTTCTGCACCAGTTTCAGTATTTTCAAACCATTTTACTTTATTAACTTTAGCCATTTATAAATCCTTTATTAGAAAGGGTGATCAACCGATCACCCTTATTTAATTATCCTAACAACCTTACGATCATCTCTTTACGAACCAGCACAACACCAGTTAGTACATCCAATGACCACATACGTTTCTTACGGTATGGGTCGCGCCATGTTTCAAGACGTAATGAAATACCTGAGTTTGGCTCAGTGACAGTGATAATTGCAGAAGAATCACCAACTTGAATTCCATCCTCTTCTAATGGGCGTATAGCCAATACAATAGCATTACGGTGGAATACATAGTTATTAAAATGGCTTGGAATAACAGTTATTAAGGCGTTATCATCAAAACCACCAGCAGGTGCAGCAGGACTAAAGGTAGCACCTGTGACAGCACCAGCGACAGCAGTAGCGTCGGCGGTAAATACAAATGAACCTTCAACACCAGCTACTGTGAAAAGGTCATTCTTCTTGACTGTTTCTACACCAGCACCACCATCAAAATTCATCACGGTGGCACCTTCTAACACAGCACCGTTAACCGCTGGCGTACCTGTGGTTGAGAATGTCCCTGCAATATGTTCCAGCTCATCAATGTTTTGATCTGCATAAGTTGCAAGACCAAATGGAGAGCCAAGCATACCTGTTTCTACAGTAGCCTGATTACCATTTTCATTGGTATTGGAGAATACTTCCAGCATATTTGCTTCTGCATCAGAACCTAATACAGCCGATATCATTGGGTTATTAGCTACAGGCACACCATTTTTACGTAGAATCTTACGTGCCCCAATTAAATCTGCTTTTGCAGAAGGGGTTGAACCCGCTGTACCATAATAGTTGTTTGTTTCAGCAGCCACCATAAGGACACGCTGATCAATATAGTTTGCAATATCAATCGCGAACCCTTCCATTATAGAAGGTAACTGCCCACCAATAACTGTACCTAAGAAATCCCTATCATCAAGCTCCCACTGCAAACCCTTCCATTCATCAAGTGTTACTGGGACGGTGTTAGCCTTAATTACAGTTGTTGACATACCGCTTGTGGAGTCAACGTCAACTGGATCATGTTTATCTTGAGGTAAAGTAATGTCAATAGTTTGACCTTTCTTTTTAACCTCTTCCATTGTATTCACATCAACAAGACGTGACATTACCATGGTATTGTGAAGAATTTTGTGTACCTCTGGTAACACAACATCATACGCTAAATCAGCGATTTGGTTAATACTCATAAATTTACCTTTTTATTGTTATTATTAATAATAAATCTTGTGTTGCTGTACTTAATACAAAGCACTAACCTACACCACTTTGATTTTATTTGCGGATCGTAACGCTGATAATGCGGCGCGTTCTTTACCAGTTTTCTCTTGCATTAAGCTGAACCACTCAGCTTTTGTGTATTGCTTTGTTACTTCTGAACCATTATTACCAGATTCCATTCCATCCCCACTAATAGTGGTTGAGTTAAAGAATGTTGGTTCTGATTTAGCTGTTTCTTGAATTAAATCAGCTAATGTTTTCTTGGAGAATTTGCCATCAGGTGAAGCTGTTAAACCTTCTTCTTTGCGCGTGCTGTCAGAATAAACAACCAAATGCGCCTCCCCATTATCACCTTCTTGCACACCAATAAGATCTTTTAAATCTTTCCTTAAGTACCGTAAACCTTGACTGTTGGCATGGTGTCTTGATAATTCATATTGAATAGAGTTATCAATTAGATGATCATGATAATTTTTCTTTGTTTGCTCAATGATGCTGGCTTTAGTTTCAATCTCTTTACGTAAAAGATTCTCCATTTCCTCTTTTTCGCGCTGAACCTTTTGGATTGCTTGTTGTTGGGATAATGAGCTATCCTTATTCAAACCTTCTTCACGTTCTTTCATTTTGGTTAGGTAGTCATCAACCTTATCAGCACTTTCAAGCCCCAGCTTGTCCAGCAGAGTTTTAGCTTGCGTACTGTATTCGCCTGCGCGTTTACGTTCTTCTTCAATAGTGCTTTGTGCTTTCTTGTATTCACTAATATCTACAAGCTTACCGCCAACATCAATGTCAAATTTGTATGACCCATCATCCTGAGCAACATACTTATCCTGTAATGATTCATCTACACCATCAAGATTATCTACTATATACTTTACACCCATAACACGCCTCTTCTTTTTTTGCTTCACGTTTTGTTATGAGTTAAAATATAGTGTTGAGTATTAAATGTTGAATATCAAACACTAGATATTAAAGTATTCAGCAAAAAGATGCTCTTTACCTTCAAACTCCTTTCTTAGCTTCACTAGCGCACTTTTTTGCAATTGCCTGATATACTCAGGTGTGATTTTTAATATATCAGATACATCCTTTATTGTTATATTTTCCTCTCTACTGGATAAGCCGTATATTAAATCAATCACTCTTTTTTCATTGTTAGATAAAACACACATAACGTTTTCCATCATATTGTCTTGTGCTTCCAAGTGCGAGGTTAATTCTGTATAGTCGCAATTATTACGTGGAGCGAATGTTTCCCCCACATGATTTGCAATAGAGCTTGCTTCTAAGTCATCGGTGAAGTCATATATAGCTATTGTTCTGGAATTATTATTATGAACAAGCAATGCACCTAATTCAGCTTGCGTTAAATCTAGTTGCTCACCTAACGAGATATAATCAACCTTTTTATCCTTCTCCCTCATTTTTCTGATTATCCTGTTAGCTTTTGAAAGCAAGCTTTGTTTTTGCTTTGGTAATCTTATTGTGCGAATTTTTTCGTTAACGTGATAACTCAATTTTTCATTCACCCAAACCTTGGCACAAGTAATAAAAGCTCCACGAGATGGGTCATACATTTCAATAGCCTTTTGCAGTCCAGTAAACGCTACCTGCATAAAATCAACTCTCGTTATCTTTGTTGTATCTTTCTGGCATTTATACCACTGCACCCCTAACTTCATTGCGTAGCGCATATTCCTCTGTATTATTTCATTCCTTGCGTCATAATCTTCATTATTAATCCACTTATTCCATAACTGAAAGAACCTATCCTGTGATAACGGACTGTACTTATCCTTGCCTAACTCAATTTTCAGTTCATTATAAAGAGCATCGCATTCATTAATATTATCTATATCAGTCATAACCTTCACCTATTATTTTAAATTATGTGTAATATTATAGGATGTTTTTATGATAAAGTTATTGATAATGATTTTTGTTTGTGGTATGTGAGTTTATTTTAAGCGAAAAAAAACCCCGATTAAGGGGTTTTAGTTATTCAATATGCGTTGCTAGTTGTTGATTTATTTAGTTAAACCCATTTCACACGCATTGTATCTGATGGGGGTTTACAATATTTATTGTCATAAACATCCTCCCATTCATCAATACTCAATAGTGTAACTCAGCCTTTTGCTCAACAATATCTAAATACAAGTTAAAATCTGTAAGGAAATTTTCAATTACCTCAAGTGCTTGCAAAATTTTAATCTCATTTATAATGTTTGCTTCCATAACATACCTTAAAAAATAAAAAAGGTGCAGTACTATTACCACACCACCATAAAAACTACTTACTCAACTTACTGCTAAGTTGCTCAACACTTTTCTCAATCGAACCATAAACAAACGTATCAAGACCATTAAGATCAATATCATTCACCTCATGAGATAAGGCATAATGAACTCTCTCATTAGAATCACCGCCTAACTCATCTTTCAGATTGCATGTATACCACTGTAATCTGTTATCACTACATTGAATTAATGTAATAGAAAATAACAAGGGGTTCTGTTGATTATGAAACCCACTAAGACCATAAAACTTTAACAGCACCTCATGTTCTTCACCATCACTTTTAACCCCCTCTTGAACGAAACCAAAATCTTTATGATATTGAATCATTCCATATTCTTTCATCTTTTCACAGATAAAATCTAATTGCTCTTGTGTTAAAATATTTCCCATATATTTCCTTAAATGTTAAGTATGGTGATTACGTGCACCACACCTTAATTATACACTAATTTTTTAAATTAACTTGATCTTGATAGCGTCCGTTGGAAACTTGATGTTATCAACCACATCTCCATACCTCTCCTTACTAACATGCATTTTGTGCTCTTCATCTTTAGAGGCATCATCACAAAGAAATTCACTATAAGCAATAACCCACTCCTTATATAAATCTCTTTTACTATCATTCATATTTCTTGGTTGACCATTATTATCACAACAGTTAGCAGTGAATGCGTACTTACTAAAAACACTATAAGATAAGTATCTATGGCGTTCAGCCCATAAGTTTTCCACAGCAGAATTAAATGATAACTCTTTAGTTGGCTTGTAATGTGTGTTATACAATAGATTAGTGCTATACCTATCATCAGATTCATCTTGATAGATGTAACCAAGAACTATACGCGCATCCTTACTAGCAATATTACAAGATTCGCAAACACCAATACATGCTGTTAATATGGCAATATCAAAGGAATAAGTGTTAAATTCATCTAAATGGCGAATGCCATCCAAGGTTTGTTGATGCGGGTGACTGAACAATATATCGCCACTAACATGTCTTTTAATAGTGAAGTCATAATATCCAGTATCACGTTTGATAATTTTATTTTGAATATCATCAATTTGTGATTGAAGTTTATCTACCTTGCTTTGTTCTTCTTCACTTAATAACATTTACCCATCCTTTTTATCAAAAGCACCATTAAAGTATTCGGTTAGATCATCATGAAACACTTTATATTTATCACTTTTCTTATCAGTAATATATCGGTCAACAGATTCTCCTAACACCTTGTAATTGTCAAAGTAAGTGTATGGATTTATTCGAGATATCCTGATATTCTTATCTAGTGTAGGAATACCATCAATCTCATTCTTAAGCATCTTTACCACACCCTTGTACTTATTATCAGTGAATAGATAGGTAAACTCAAAGTCTAACCCGCTGATATTTTTCCTGAACACACATTTTTTACTATCTACACTATAAGGTGAAAATGCCATGCTAGTATCAAGCGTGAAGTGCTTGTTTGCAAAATCTGTTACAATTTGTTTTTCATCTCGCAAGGTTAATTTTAAACCACCATCACCGACCACTGTGCAAAACCTAATTACAACTAACGGTTGATCAATAATTTTAATTTCCAAGAAAAACCAGCGTCTGCTTCTATAAGCATCAAACCTGATGGTGATATCGTCAATAACACTACCAACTAAAACAGCTTGATTTTCAATATTATCTATCTCGTCACTATTACCTAATGCTGCTACTGTCAGTTCTTTAAAGCAAGCTGTGAATAATTTTAACTCTCGACTACCATCTTCAACCCCCGTAGCACTTGTTATTTTTGCGCCTTTCAATACTTGAACTTGTTTATTTAAATCTTCCATACTTTTCCTTTACTTAAAATACAGGGAGGGCAACCCCTCCCACAAAATTAACACCTACATGGCATAACTACAAACTGATTATCATAATCAGCATCAAATGTAATCATTAATCCATCAGCACCTGTTAGAAAAGATACTGTTATTTCTTCAAGCTTAATCCCTTGTAAAACTTTACCAAGCAAATTAATATCAAACCCAATACTAACATCACCTGTACCCATGCATAGATCCTCTATCACAATTTCAGGGTTAACCACGTTATAGTGCAATTCTTTATCAAGAATTCCTTGCTCTGCAAATAAAAAATCATTATGTGTTTGCAGAATTAATTGACTCTTATAATAATCAATTTTCAGTATTTTATGAAGACGAACATCTTTTTCTACTTTTAGTTTAGCATAATCAATGCTAACTTTTTTGATAGCTTCTTTTAACTCCTTTGTTTCTAACTTTAACACTAAAGCCGACTCGTCTTGTGTGCGAAGTACGCGCTCATACTCTGGAAAATTAGCATCAACATAACCAGAGGTTAATGTGAATTTATCAGATTCAAACACTAACTTATCTCGATACATTACAACCGATACAATCTCGTGACCTTCCATACTCTTAAGTAACCTAACCAACTTTTCAATAACATGATGAGGTACAATAAAAATATCATCTTCATTTTTTTCAGTTAACTTGCAAACCTCAACTCTTCCAAGTATTTGCCCTGTTGTAGCAATAAAATACAGTATTTTATCCTTAATCTCAAAAGCCATGCCGTTCAAGTAACCACGCACATCATCCTTACCCATCAACCGATAACACAAGTTAAGCTTTCCAAGTAATTCTGTAACACTTAAGTTAAATTTCGACATTGTTTTTTTATTGTATTCAGGTGGTAATACATTGTTATCTTGTAGTGGATTATTTAAATACTGCAACTCCTTAATAAACCTACACACATCCTCAGCATGTCGCAAATAATACATAAAATCAAAAGCATTAACCTGACCACCTGTAAAACCTATAAAAACCCCATCTGTATCTAAATAGGTTTTAACAATTGAACCATTGTATTCAACAGCTAGATCAATCAATGTACTTTTACATTGTATATGAAGGACTGTTGCCTCGCGCTCAGATTTTCTATTAGGTATCCCAGCTAATAACATTGAGATGGTTTTAATTAGTTCGTCTTTCACATTTACACCTTACTTAAACCTAAACATCCATTATAACACAGTGCCACACATATAACTATAAACCAAAGAATCCATGCCACCGATGTTTCACTATTAACCGCTCTATAAACCTGTATAAGTGACCATGGTCCTGCTTAACAAGCGATATTTTCCCATTATCACCCACAGTATATTCCTCTTTTATTTCATCAATTTCAAACACTAAACCTCCTGATGTATTATGTATATCAAAATCAATCTTTAGTAGTTCATCTAAGATCTTGCTAGGAAGAATGGTTAACCCATACCTATTAGCTTTCCTTACCAATAATTGCACCTTAATTTCTTTTAACAGAATGCTTTTGTAGTCATCACTCATAAACAACACCTAACCTTTTATTGAAAAAAAATCTGGGAAACATCTACTATATAGTATCACTATAGATTTAATAGGACTATCCATATCCAATAAATCACGATATCCACCACACATCATATTATCACGCGTATCCACTGCAATACTCACATTAAAATCACCATCAATCACATTACCACTAAAAACAAAATACTCTTCAATCCTAACTGATAATAATTTACATAGTAACGGGGAACAGTTCATTTCTTTAGCTATACATTTCACAGATTCAAAGAAATAATCTTTATTTGCATGAAAGTTATCAAACTTCTTGCATTCACTTGTTTTTATTTCACTTCCACACCTGCCGCATTTCTTTAATCTACATAAAGTTTTAAAATTAATTTCATTATAGGATATCTGCCTCTCCTGTATATTTTCCTTTAAGCTTTCGCACCCACACCTAACACATGATTTTTTCATATTTCCAAATCTTTAAAATTATCTAAATAAATATTATAACATACACCCAAGGTTAATTTAGTTTTATAGTGTGCAAAAATCCGATACTTAGTAATTAAAATATTCCCACATCCCATCACGATTCATCGCGTTTATATATCGATATAAATCCCCCTTACCTTTGTTAACTTCAATTATATTATAACCGCTGATACGATATTCTTTTTTCATACCATTAATTTTCATCTCCAATCCCTCTGATGACTTTATTAAACTAAAACCGCGCTGGATTAGCTTATAAAGAATATCCTCGGGGAGATAAGTTAAGCTGTATTCACTGGCGTTATTAGCTACCAACTGTTCTCTGATTATAGATAATAAAATATCTTTATCTGCACACACAATACCGTCATTCATTTTAGACACCTTTAGTTAATGGTGATGCTATTGTAGCACAATAAAAACCCCGCGTTCTTTCGATTGCGGGGTTTATTGGTTGTTGGCACTACTTATTATATTTTTGTTTTCTCCAATTCTAACATGCTGGTGTTATATTTATCTTTAGTAGCTTCTAAACGCTGCTGCAAAATATCATTAGCCACCATTAAGCTCACCTTAAAATCACTTTTCCCTTTACGCGTTCCCTTTGCTGTTTTATATAATTCACTAACGGTTGACTTGTGTAAAGCTTCAGCATCCGCAATATCAAACCCATTTTGCGCCTCTATCAGTTTTCTCATTGCTTCAAAACGTTTCGCTTTCGCCTCACTTTTTTTAGCCTTGGCTTCTTCGCGCTGCTGGTTTGTAGCTGCGTAACCTTCTTCTTTATTGTTATCTGGTTCGCTAATTTCAGCGAACATTTCAGTTAGACTTAGAGTCTCATCAAGTTCAAAATCATCTAGCAAGTCGGCTAAACGCTCTTCAGCTATGTATTTTCGTCTTAAGTTAGACTCATTATCATCTAGCGGTTCTTCATAGCGATATTTGTTGATTTCCTCTATCTCAGCAGCCTTCCCTGCTGGTGTTAGCTTTTCATTGTTATTTATATGAAATATTTCTTTTTCTGCACGTATATCATTCTCAAGCATACGCTCTTCGTGCGCTACAGTGTTCAATGCAATTCTTGCGTTGATTAACTTAACCGCCATTTGGGCGCGCTTAAGTTCAATCACTTTTCTCATTTGCTCTTTACATGTATTGCTCATAATGTTATTCCTTGTGCTAGTGGTTAATGTGTTGTTTTGTCATGTTGGATAGAATTATATTGGAGTGTAGGCGCGTTGTCAATAGTTGTTTTGAAATTAATTTAAGATAAATAAAAAATCCGCCGAAGCGGATCTATGTTTACTATCTAATCTGTACCCTCAAATAATTCGTGTAACATCAACTCTTTCCGCTTAAGGCTCTTGCTAAGCGCGTTAATTAAAAGTTGCTTCACATCCACCATACTGATCTCGTCATCACCTAACTCAGTAATTTTAGTCCATTGACAGTCTGTTTTAACATCAATCCTAATAAGCTTTGATTGTAATTCCTCGATTTTGTACTTTAATTCCTCAATTTTATTTTCTAGTAAATCAATTTGCTCTTGCTCAGCAACCACCTTATCGTAATCCATTATTTTCCCTTTATATCGTGTAACAAATAATTCAGTTATCAATTATTACTTAACAACTGAACACATGATTAACTATAAAATCAACTACTTATATTTTTACACCTTGGAAGGTGTAGATTATGTCAAACTACCTTTATTTCCTTGTGTTTTAAATTACAGGAGACATAAGCAGCCCTAAGATAAATCATAACATCAATGTATGCATCCCCCCTACGTCATCATATCCGTTCCGAATAGCATCAAACATAGCGTCAACTATATAGCTGGATACATCAAGTTCCTTTGATAGACTGTCCCGACAACACAACCCAGCTCGAAACAGTGCAATTAAGGTAAGTGGGTCTATATACACGCGATCATTAGCACCAGTATAACAAAACGATGCGCCATAAAAAAACTTTTCGTTTTCATCAATAAATCTCTTATCATCAAAACCTTCGCTTAAGCCAAGTATAGACTCCATACCTACCGCAAACCATTTTGCAGCGTCCTGTGCGTAAGCTATCTTGTGTCCAGAACATGTTAGTGCGTTTAAGTCACTTTCAAGATTTTGAATAAAGTCAAAATACAAAAATGGAACTCGACAAGTCTTACCCTCTTTTGCTTTGGCTTCACCTAGGTTGTAATAATCACAAGCTGAGTTACTTGTAAATTTATAGTTATTGCTTTCTGGTGGATGGAGATTTCTCTGATTTTCGTCTTGTAGAAAATGTACGCTTCTTAATGGCATGTCTTGCATTCCTCTGTTAATAATATTACGTCAACTCGCGCTGATTAATACTCATGCACGGGTTTTCCCCACCGAAACTAAATGAGACTGCAAGGCACCATTCAAACTAAACTCAACGCCCTCACCTAAATAAATCATATCCTTGTATTTCGACATATGAGCCTCACTACTCGTCATCTTAGTGTATTTATACTCACTACCATCAATAATACATGTGTTAGCCCGATCAATCTTAATTTTATCGACAACATTACCGCTTAAGTTAATTGTTAATCCGAACAATCCAGAGTTCTTGATATTTTCCTCCTGAGTGGGTGAATACCAGAAGTGTTTGGTATCGTTATTCGATTTTCCACTGGCGATAACTTGATAAGCTCTCTTATCATCATCTAGGTTGCGTCGCTCTCCAAATGCGCCAGCACCATAAAATCCAGCACCCGATTTATAATCGCCACCACGAACCAATAAGGCGATATCACTTTTATTGCGCACGCCACGACCAAACATCTGTTTGTATTTCATTTCTTCACTCATAATTTAAAACTCCTGTGTTAAACCAATAATTAAAGGTAATTCTTTTTCATAATTTGATAGGCACGACTATCTTCATCCATTTTCTTTGCCGTGTTATCTTTTGCTTTAGCTAAAGCTTCACTCTCAATATCTTTCAACATACTACCAACACGAATGTAATTCCCCTGACTAATGGAAAACTCAATATCAATAATCAACCCTTTCTTTTCTATTAAACCAATAACGCCTAAATCGTAAGCAGATTCAACGATATAAACAGCTTTATCAAGGAACTTGTGTTGTTTTTCACTGAGATTAAACTTCCCAGCACCAGTCGGTAGATTCTGATTGAAGAATCCATCAGCAGCCTTATCTATCAAATCTTGTTGATATTTGTGCAGCATCTGTTGATTGGAGAGTTTATATTGAACTTCTCCATCATTGCTCAAATAAACCAATGATCCGTCCTGCAACATATTACGTAATGCACGATTGATAACCACACGCTGCGATGCTTTAGTGGTTTGTGATAATAATTCCTTCTTACCAATCACACCACTATCTTTGATGGTATTAAAAATGATGTGCTGTACAGAATAGATTGTAGTATTGTTGTTCTCTCCTCGTTGTTGAGAGATAATGTTATTTACTTTCTTAATTAGCTTGCTTTCTTGTCGTTCACTACCATCTAAGTGTGGAACAATTAAGCGGGAATTCTCTACATTCATTTCTATCCCTAGCATTTTTATTGAACGCTTTGGTGCGGGGTAGCTTTTGTTATTACCATTCATATTTAGTTTTACCTTTTATTGTATGTACTGCACATTGTCGCATCTTGTATTTTCTGTGCTAAATTATAATATGTGAGTATTATCTAAATCAAGAGTTATTTATTTGTTTTATCTAACTCTTTTACGCAGGAACCCCCAGTTAAGGGGGTATGTGTAAACTAAAATACTAAAAAACTAACTACCAATAAATTCCTTCATCTTCTCTGTATCGTTCTCAATCTCCTTTTCAAGCTGATAAACTTTATCCTTCATTCCAGAAATAAGAGCACCTTTAATCACACTCATATCTAAATGGCTACCATGTAAATCAGCTCTAGACTGATACTCGCATACATCCGCATTCCATCCAATATTAACATCTAGAGTTAAGCTATCGGGCTTTAACCCACTTACAATCTCGATATTCTTTTTAATCGAATCAACCAAGTCTTTCTTGTCGTCAAGATTATCACAAAATACTCTCATTTTTTCAGCTAGATCTTTAGCTTCACTCCCAACACTCATTATTCAACCACCCATTCGCTATCTGTTACGGTGGTGATAGTGCCATCACAGAAACCAATTGAACCATCATCTTCATTAGAAATATCAAACTCATCATTACTGTAATTGATATAAATAATCTCCCCAGTACTCTCTGATAAACTGGTTGCATGAATAATAATAACTTCTGGAATAACATTCATTCTACTTCTCTCCTTTAATCACAAATAAACTTCCAAACACATTTACAAATTCATCAAGTGACACATCAAACCCAGTTAAGCTAACAAAGTTACTATGGCAGTCACTTAAAGATTCACCAGTATGTGACAATAAATCCGTGATGTTTTCAAAATCATCACAGTTTGACACTAGGATGTGTTCAGGATGTGTGATTTCAATTGTATTTATTTCAGCATCATATATTTCACAGTCATATGTATCAATAGATTCGACCTTAACATCGAGCATGTTGATTGAAAGTGTGCTATTATTTAATGTGTCAAGCTCACCTGATTCAGTGTTAAAGAAGAAAACCTGAGTTTCATTAATAAGGTCGCTAGTTTCATGACAAATATCAATAACTGTTGTTAACGGCATATCATGAATTTTCTTTGCTTCATAATCACGATCTAGTGATTCTTGGTAGTCTTCTTGACTCATTTTGAGTACGTTAGCAAGTGTAGGGTTTAAAGCTGCTGTGTTTGCGGTTGGCATAATTTGTTTCTCGCTATGTGTGTTTGTTTTCTTAAGTGTTGAGAAGTATTCTAGCTAAGTTCGCAGTATGTGTCAACACTTTTATTTAAAAAAGTTAAATTATTTTTTATAGGTGGTAATATGAATGGAAGTACAAAACAAATCGACTGGGCTGAAAAGATTAGAGATAGTGTTGTAAGTTATTGTGATAACGATGATTATAAAGAGTATATGTTGTCGCAAGATGAATCAAAATTCTTTATTGATAATCGGAGCTTTTTTGATAAATTCAAATATTATGATGCTCAGCAGATTAAAGTGTTAATAGATAATGATATAAATTTTAAAAGCTTCATAAATGATGAAGCGCAAGACAAGAGATATAAAGAAAAATTTGAAGAGCTAAAACTATTTAAAACAAAAGACTGTTGGGATAACAGGAAAGTGGCATCACTGAAGCTAGATAATACAAAGCTTACTATTGAATACCAATTCAACTCTGATAGTAGCGAGCGCGATATATTGTTGCATCATAATTTTATGGAATTTGGCGAAGGTAAATTTTCAAGAGGTGGGTTAGTTGATGGTCAAGGCAAGCTTGTTGAAATGTGCCATGTTCTTCTTAATAAAGGGATACAAGTAAAGGTGTGGAATAATGAGTTGTGGGGGCGCGTTGAAAGTGCTGACTATAAACCTGAAAACATGCGCCGCATCTACACTAATCCAAAGTTTCCAAACAAATTTTATGTGCAATGGGAACATGGTAACACGTCATTACAGCAGAATATAAAAGCAATATGGGGTGGATATGAATTAGCCAAGAATAGGTATTCATTCTTTGTCGATCGGTACGATGAACTACGAACTCTTACTAATGAGTTTGGGTTTCAAATCAGTGATGATGCTAAGAAATTAATGCAGGAGCAAGACGAATTAATTATTCCCGCATTAGTAAAGCCAATTGTTAAATCACCATATAAGAAGAACAATAAAGAAACATATAATAAGGAGAGCGTTTATGAAAAACTTCTCGATAAAGATTGAATTACTACCTCATCAAAAGCAAGCTGTTGAGAAGTTAAAACCACTACGGGTTGGTGCTCTCTTTATGGATATGGGGACAGGTAAAACACTAACAGCTATTGAGTTGATAAGGTTAAGATCAAGTAAGATTGATAACGTTGTTTGGTTCGCCCCTGCTGCGTTCGTGATTAATATTAAAAAAGAAATCCTAAAAAGCACAGATATCAACGAAGATGATATAGAATGCATATATGGTGGAAACCTTAGTATAAAAGGAGATAAGTGTATATCTATTATTGGGCTGGACAGTCTTAGCCAAAGTGATCGGGTTGCAGGTGAAGCTTATGAGATAGTTAATGATAAAAGCTACATTGTTGTAGATGAATCCAGTTATATAAAAAATTACTTTTCCTTACGCACCAAACGATTATTAGCTCTAACAAAGAAAACATCCTATAGATTACTTTTAACAGGAACGCCAGTGACGCAGGGCGCGGTTGATTTATTCTCACAAATGTATTTCCTTAGCCCATCTATTTTAGGTTTTAATTCATTCTTTGCTTTTGCAAATCAACATTTAGTGTATAGGGAAATAGTATTAGGTGACGGTAGTGTTAAACGTACAAGTGAAGTAGCGCAGGAAATTAACCCCGAAGAACTAGCTGATAAGATCGCACCGTTCGCACATCAAGCTAGGATAGAAGAATGTGTTTATTTGCCACCTAAAACTTTTTCATCTCATTATATTGAATTATCGAACTATCAGCGAACCCTGTACGAGCAAGCTAAATTAGATACCCTGCAAATAATAGACGAGATGCCTGATGATCAGGATTTTATGCCTGAGTATTTTAAACTACAAACAGAATTACAAAAAATATGCAGTGGTTTTATTAGTTTGGATGAAAAACAACTATCGGAATTCAATAGGTTAAATTGTCTTATAGATATCATAGATAAACATAATGATGATAAAGTAATTATATGGAGTAAGTATGTACCACCAACTAATTATATTAAGAAAATATTAATAGCAAGATATGGTGGTAAGAGCGCAATTACATACACTGGTAAATTAAAAGTGTGTGAACGCGAAGCACAACTAAACAAGTGGCGCGATCCAGCAGGTGCACGATTCCTTATCGCTACCCACTCAATTGGTGGTTTCAGCTTAACGTTAAATGAAGCTAAGCTAATGATATTCTACGACAATATGTATAGCTATGATAAGCGAATGCAACCACTAAGAAGGAATTATAGGATTGATCAAGATAGCGAAACAAAAGTGATTGATATAGTAGCAGATAACACTATCGATGAGAAGATAATGACCGCGATACAAACAAAAGAAGATTACGCCAACACATTTAATCAGCGCATAACATCCAAGAAAGAATTTAAAAATGCAGTGAGGGATTTATGATATGAGTAAGAAGATATACTCTAACACCAAAAATGTTTTACAGGCAGCGCAAGAGCGCGTGAGTCTAGGTTTTGATTTGTTTGACAATATAAGCGTGTCGGTTAGTGGGGGTAAGGATTCCACTGTGTTGGCTCACTTGGTTGTGCAGGAGGCGGAAAGGAGAGGGAGAAGGGTTAATATGTTTTTCACCGATTCTGAGTTAAATTACTCTGCAACCATCAATCAAGTTGATTATCTCATGAATCTATCGTTACTCATAAATAAAGTATGGGTTCAGATTCCTAGTGTAACACAAACTGTTGGTAAATTAAGGAACTGTAGGTTTTTAGCGTGGGACGAGAAACACAGGGGTGAATGGGTGCAAGAGAAAAGAGTTGATGCGATAACAGAAAATATATGGGAAACAGGCGCACCACCTTACGGGGAGTTTTATATTAGAGAAGCTTATGAAAAAAGCTGTGGTAGTAACAGTGGTTTTTTTATTGGTATCAGGGCTGACGAGTCATTAGAAAGGCTGAAAACGGTAACAAGACACCCCGCACTTATTGATGGCAATAAAATAAAATGGGCTACAAGTAAACCAAGTAATTCAGCACTACTATACCCAATATATGATTTCTCTCACTCTGACATATGGAAATATATAAAGGAAAATAATTTAAAATACAATAAGATATACGACTATCAACGTTTACATAGTTACCCTACAAAGAAAATGAGAGTATCGAATATTGGTCACCAGTTTAGCGAAATGGAAATGCAGAACTTACCTTACTTTGAACCAGAAACTTATGCGAAAATACTCGAGAGGGTAGAAGGTACTGAAATTATGCAGGAGCACGGCAATAAAAGTAGCTTATTTTTATGTAAAAAACTACCAGAACATTTTAATAGCTGGAAAGAATACCTACAACATTTAATTAAAACATCAATTAACCCTGACATTAAAGTATTGGTTGAGCGATTTGGTAGAATGGATAAGACCACTGATAATTATCGGCAAGCCTGTAGACAAGTTATGATGAATGATGTTTTAAATGAGAAACCAATAAAGACTAAAGAAGCTAATAGTAAAGATAATTTACTCAATAAATTAAAGGGGTTATGATGTTGATAAATAAAATAGAAGATTACAAAATAGAAGGAAAGGTTATGGTGTCAGAGGGGATTAAAATCCCATGTACAGAGGTTAGGCTTATAAACAGTGCTTTAATATACCCAAACAATTACAACCCAAACTCAATCCCCCACACCAAGATGAAGCAGCTTGTCGATTCAATTAAAAAGAATGGGTTCTGCTTTCCTATCGTCACGTATTTTAATGGGGAGAAGTTTATAATTATTGATGGATATCACCGTTACCTGATGCATAAAAAAGAATACCTAAATATGTCACACATCCCATGTGTTGTTTTAAATATAAAGGAAACAGAAAGGTATATTGCAACAGTGGCATTTAATAAAGCCAAGGGTTTTCATGATTGCGAACTTGACGCAAAGCTGGTTACCACACTAAAAGGCAAGGGTATGAAATACGATCAGATAGCTAAGGCGTTACATATTGAACTTGAAACCGCGTACAGGTATTGTCAATTGAGCGGTATTGCAGCAGAAGAGCTTGCAGGAGAGTGTTATAGTAGGAGTTGGGAGTTTTAGAATTAAAGAAGGCGCGTTAATTCGCGCCTAAAACTAACTATTTGCTTTTGGTGGTAGCGTCATCCTTGCCTTTATCTTTTCCTTTTCCCAATTTTATCACCTCCTTTTTTTTGCGCTGTAGCGCACATTTGTGTTTCACTTTACCTATCTGTTACCTGATAGGTTACTCCTAGTATATACTTGCAAGCCAACTCTTCTGTTAGTGTTAATTTCTCTTTCCCAGCGAATACATATCGCATCTTGCGTTCATTTATCCCAGTTTCTTTTGCAAGACTTCTTTGTGATAAGTTGGTTGTGGCAAGCAGCTTTCTTAATTCATCTACTGTCATATCTTGCTCCTTAAATATTAACTATAAATGGTTTTAATGTGTTGTATATCTGATCAGCATCACAATAAAACTCCCAAGTCTTAGTGCTCCACTTAAAATCCCCACCGGAATATTTCTTCTCTAAGCGGCATAACTTTAGTAACTCATTAAATTCTTTTCCGCAGTTTTCAATTTTAACATAAGTAACAACTTTAGTTACTAATTTAATTCCCTTTACAGCCATGCTAACGCATATTGACCATAATATTTCTTTAACTTTACATCCGTGTAATTTTGCGGCTTCAATTCTTATTTCTTGCGCTGTTTTCATATCTGCTTTAGAGAAGCTCATTTTTAATTCCTCGCATTTCGCTGGATTTGCGCCTCGCCGTATGGCTGGCTGTTTCTTAAGTGTTGAGTGTATTATCTAATAATTTAGAATCGTTGTCAACACTTAAGTTAGCTTTTTTCTAAAAAAAGTTATGCAACTACTACCCAAGATTGATCCCAGTGTCCGTCTTCAATCTCACGCACACCTTTCAACCCAATAACTTTACTCACAACCAATTGAAGCATTTCACCTAAAAACAAGTAGTATTCGTCTTCAATAAAATCACCTTCTGGTGTGATACCATCACCTTCACCAAAAAAGTTTCGGTTAAGCATAACGTTTGCCATATTTTGCTCTTTACAGTAATTAAGCAATTCCTCAACCTGTTGAACAGTTATCTCAGCACCATCAACATCGCTTTTAAATTCTTCATTACTAGCTCGCATATAGCTTGCTGACATACCTAATATATCTATGCAGCCAAATTTAAACTGCTTTTTCTTGTTTTCTACTGAGTTCATAGCCTTCTTGTATTGCTCACTGTTCTTGTTGAATGATAATTTAACGCACTCAGCCCACTTGATGTCTTTTAATTTGCAGTTTCGCTCTGCAGCTTCATTCTGGCGAATTGTTTTAGCTACTAACATTTGTTCTTTAGTGAAAGCCATTTTTGATTCCTCATGGGGAAGTTTAAGTTGTTTTTTGATATTTAGATTTACCAAAATTTCTTGTGCTTTGCTGTTTTGGTAAGCTTGTAAACAATTATAATGAAGTGTGGGTAGGGTGTCAACAGTTATTTTATATTATTTTACATTTATCTCCAATAAAGCAATAATATCAATAACATACACAAAATAAAACGAGGTGACTAGCACCCCGCAAAACCTAACTACCCAGAGTCCCACTCCATATTAGTGAATACAAACACACCATTAGTGTAGCCGATAATCTCGTTACATTCACTTTCTTCATACAGAAAGACAAACTCTCCTTCTTTGTACCCTGAAACAGGGACACCAATATAAATAACACATCCATTGTCTGCAGCAAGTTTATTAGCTTCATCAATAATTGGTTGATGTATTAATTTTGTGTGTGACATAATAATGTTTCCTTATTTGGTTAAATGATTGAGTGTTTATTATAATATTATGTTTGATGTGGTGTCAATAATAAAACACCATATTTTTCAAAAATATAAAAATCTGTTAGGTTTATGATCTGAGGTGGATCGGGTTGGTGTGCTTGCAGACACTGTAATGCAAGCTTGTGATTACAACTTTGTTAACACTCCATTCTTGCTGGAGGCGTTAACAATAACACTATCACCACTGTAGTTAAATCTAATTATATGGGTACGACACCTGTTTATACTACGAATATCAATAAAATTATCGAAAAAAGCTGCATAGGAAGCTGTACCACCAAATCTATCAACACAGTAAAAAGACGCGGTTATGAGATCGCTGTGCAATCTCTTTAATTCCTTCATAAAAAATGATTGTTCTTGATTATTGTAAGGGTTTGGTGTGGAAAAAACATACAAGGGATCAAACACTACATGCGTGATATCGTGCTTCTTCACCATATCATACAGTTCTTCATAGATATCACTCTGCTTTAGATTCCCCAAAGAATCCCTATCAATCAACTCAGCTTTATCATTACCGTAAATCTCCACCAAAAACAGATTATCATCCAACAGCCGAATCTCATCACTGGAAAAGTTTAAACCCCTAGCTATATCAATCAGAATTTTGTTATGGTGGCGCGAGTCACCGCCAGAGAAGAAATGCAAAACCTTGGTACCTTCCTTCTTACCAACTTCATTACCTAAGAAGTTGCGCCCCACAGCAAGGCAAGCTGATTGTTGCAGAGTAAAGATAGAACTCATATTATTATCTTCACACCTAATCAACGCGATGGAATCTTGACGAACCACATTCTTTAGTGTCCAGAAATTACTTTCCACCATACTATCTCTGCAAAACTCAAAACAATTATCTTCTGCTGCACTTTCCATGTGTGCAACAGTAAATTTATCTACTCGCATACCTTGTTCCACTTTCATAAGCTAAACCACTTTTTAATTATTAAACATAATAAACCAAATCATTATAACATCAACATAAACTCCACTCAACAAATAACACCTTTTATAATGGAATGTTAATGTTGTGGTGTTGCTAGAATTCCTGTAATAGGATATTTATCAGCTTAATTAAAACACCACATCCCGATATAGGAACAAAATCAATAACTTATGTCATGGCGTAATTACTGTTTTTAAAACAATCTGGTAGTTACAAGCCAATGAATGATCCAGCCATTCCCCATTAACCACGTAGTCAGTATTAATCCTACTTATATATAGCGCAAACTCTTCCTGACTTTTACACATCCCTGCAATTGAGTATGTGTATATCAAATGTGAGTTCTCTGTATCAATAGTGTAGTCTTCGGATAACAGTAATGTGTCAAGTGCAGTTTTTATTGTTTCGTAATTAGCGTTAATAAGATTATTAAAGTTGGCTAATGATTGTGCAGCAGTGATAGGCATATAACATCCTTTCTTGTTATTTATGTATAAAAGAAACATAGTTCATCCCCACCACTTTCGTTAAACTCAGTAACGTGAAATGTAACCCCTTATATATGGTTAATGAAGGTAATTTCACGCTTAAAACTAAAAAAGCCGTCAAGGTCGATAAACGACAATATTAATCATATAGCAGTATGTTGATATATAATTACCATCTATCTATCCTGTAACACATGTTAACGCTCGATTAACCAAACATTCTACCCCAAACATAATCCCATCCATCACGTTTCCCCCTCCCCAATAATTAATTTTCCAAAAAAAAATTAATCAAAGAAAATCCAAACTGTGGGGTTATT